AGACACCGGACGGCTTGCCCTGATGCACGATGATGAAATCTTTGACCGCACCGTTGACTTTGATTTTGACGATGCTGCCAACAGCTTTCGTACTCAGTCTTACGCTTGCCATGAAAATTCACCTCCTCAAAATTCAATTCTTGCCAGATCGGCGTTCCAAACGCCGGCAACGGTCAGGCCGTCAAGGCTGCCGAACGTGGTGCTGAACGGGTTCTTGGTCACGTTCGTGCTGATCCTCAGCTCAATGGCCTTGACGCTGGCGTTCATCGAGGCCACGCTGGCGCGGATGTCGCTGTGAGCGTTCTTCGCACCGTTGTGGTTGTCCACGGCAGCGCTGGCCGCTGCCTTGATGGTCGCTGCATGGGCCTCCGGGTCTTTGTCGTGTCTTGCGAGAATTTCTCTGACCCACTTTTCGGTGGCAATGGCGTTAGGGTCTGCGGTCAGATAAATCTGCGCCGTATTGGAGATTGCGAGAACCCCGAAAAACTCCATCAAGAAGTTGTTCATGGCGGCCTCGGGCTGAATCTCGAAGCCGTGATCATCCTGAAAAATAACAGCCAGAGCGTCACTGTCGCTGTCGTCCAGCTTGGCGTAGATACCGATCTGGTGCAAGGTATAGCCCTGCTGGAGTCCATTGTTGCTGATCTGAATCTTGATTTTGTACGCAGCATCCTCGCCCTCGCCGGTCATTTCGCTGCTGGCAAGGATGAGTGACTGCTTCTGGTCGGCGACCTCGGTAGCGTTGGGAAGCTCTGCCGTCTGTACAGTGCCAGCGCCGCCGACCGCTCTTGTGAAGGTCATGCGCTTTCCGGATAAAGCCTCCGTCAACATGGACGAGCCGAGTGCCGTGTATGCCGAAGAATTCCAGCTCATTTTCATTCCTCCGATCCTGCCACTTTGGCAGTATTTTTGATGTATATGCTTGCGGGCACTGCTCCGGCAAATGCCGTCACATTGCCGGTCTGCGGCTTAATCTTGCCTCTCACCTTGGCGGTCATGGTAAGGGATACTCCGCAGGGGGCGGCAGCGATATAAGCGGTTGGGTTCTTTTGCGGAGTGTCAATATAAATTACCCTTTCAAGGTGAGCCGAGCATCGTCCAACGAGCTTCAAAAGCCGGTTGATTTCGTCAAGCGAACGATCCAGCAAGTCCGGATGCTGCGAAAGATCGACTTTAAGCTGCCATTTTCCGGGAATGCCGTCATATTTGAACCACTCAACGACTTCTCCATTTTCTCCGAAGACCGTCTGAACCAATTCCTCGACCGCTGACACGGTTCCGGCTCTCGCTGCCCACAGGAAACTCTTTTTGATGATTTCCCGCTTGGCATCGACGCTCAGACTGTCGACGTAGTAAGGTGTGCGGAGTTCCACGGCCAGAACGTCCAGAATACTCTCCGGCAGGTCATCAATGACGGACATGGTCCGGGTCTGGGCCAGTTCCTGCATGATGCGCCGCTTCTCCTGCAATATGGCGTAGGAGAAAGCGATCACCTCCGGGTCGTACCTGCAGGCATTGTTGAGCAGGTCGGTGATCTGGCCGTTGTAGAGATCAGTCATCTTCCAGCCCTCCGTATACGAGGTTGACGGTTCCGGGCTGCGCTGCCTCTGTGGTCGAGACCACCGTGAATGCCGGGGAGCGGATCACTGCCCGCTTTGCCCCGGCTGCCCGGATGCGGTGTTCCAGCTCGCTGGGATTGATGTCCTTTCCGATGTCGCTGCGCTGCCACAAGACGTAGGCGTTCACGGCTTCGGTCACCTCGTTCTGGATGGTGGCCGCCTGTGCCATGTCGCTGCGGTTGATGTAGTAGGTCACATCGACGTTGAAGGTCTGGACTGCCGGAGCAGAGCAGGTGACGTTGTCCGTGATGGGCCGGATCGTCTTGGAGTTCAGGGATTCCTGAAGCCCTTTCAGAAATCCGCTGCTGGGAAGAGTGCCGTCCTTCATCAGGGCGTAGATCACGACCTTGCACGGCTCCGGGGAAAACGGGACAACGTCACCCACCTCGGTGCTGTAGGTCTTTGCCCAGTAGATGTAAGACCCCTCAGACCCGGCGGTCGATTCCGAATCCGGGGCGAGGAAGATTCGCTCGGCGAGGCTCTCGTCTGTTTCGAGGTTTGCGCCGCCGCCGCTCTCGGTCACATTGGAGACGCTCTCCACATAGGCCACCGGGTCCACGATGGTGGAGATCTGACCGGGCATATAGCCATTGCCGGTGATGCCCTCCACGGTGCAGGTGGCCCGAATGTCTACGCTCTCTTTCCCGGCCTCGACCTCGCCATATTCCGAGGTGGCGAAGTATACGCCGTCGCCGTTGGTAACGCGGGTTCCAGCTGGGATGCCGATGGCGTAGCCTCTCGGCTCTGAAAGGGTGAAGCGGATAGTCGTGGTCGCTGCTTTCGGCTGCTGCCGAATTACGCCACGGTTGCCGCCGAGGTTGTCCAGAAATTCACCGTAGCTGTACTTGAGCAGATCCTGCTTGCCAGCCCGGTCGGTGTACATCTCCAGCTGGTAAAGGTCCAGAGCGACGCTGTAGATCAGGATGCGCATCGGGTCTGCAGGTGCAAGGCTGCGGCTCTTCCCGGTGACCTCCTTGTACTTTTTTTCAAAGTTGGAGACCATGCGGTTCATCATCGCATCGACCGTGTCGTTGTCGATGAACGAGACCTCCGGGAGGTCGAAAACGGATTGCAGGGTATCAGGCAAGAGAACACACCACCTTTGCTTTCAGGCTGCCGTTCATCACGGCGACTTCGTCCGTGCCCTCGAAGCTTACCTCGCAGGATTCAACTCGCGGCTCGTACTTTTCGATTTTCTCCATGATTTCCAGTGTCACTTCGTTCATGGCTACCTGCACCGGGTGAGATACGGAATCGTAGCTGATTCCGAAATCCCGGTAAAGCGGGCAGGTGCCCGCAGGGGTCAGGATGATGTTTCTCACGCACCGGGCGATGTCCTCCAGCTCGGTGCTGTCACCATCGAAGCTGACTTGTACGTCAGAGATCTGCATCGTATCCCTCCAATTAAAGATATTCTTCCATCGTCAGGGTCATCTTTGCCTTGACGATCTCGCCCCGGCTGTAGACCACCTCATAGGCGGTTGAGGCATTGGTGATCTTCCAGCGGTGTTTTCCGACCCTCCGAAAGCCGATGACCAGCATCTGCACGTCGCCTGTCTCGACGCAGTTGTTGATGTAGTCCATCATCAGCCGTGGCCTGACACCAAGCTCTGCATTGAGTTGGATGTCAAAGGTGATCTGTCCGAGGCCGGGGCGGATGAACTCGGATTGATCTTTCAGCCCCATGCGGCTGTGCGTGGCCCACACTGCGGAGGTCGTGCGTTTGAGGTTCTCCGGCGTAAGAACGCGCCGGTCGGAGGTCTGGAAAATCAGGCCGAGGCCCCAGTTTCCGATTATCACGGCAGATACCTCCTGCTTTTTAGGGTATTGGTGGCGTTGTCGGGCTGGTCAAGCCCTGCGTAGTGTGCTTGTGCTGCTGCAGGCTGATCGTTCCAGCCTTGACATCGTTCGTTGCAGTAACTCCATCGTGGGTGGTGATCTGCTTTTCGACAAGCAAGGTCTTTTTGAGGGTGGTCTCTTTTTTGATCGTGACCTTTTCCAAGAATTCCACCTCCGGGGCGTTGATGGTGATCTTCTTGCTGGCCATGATGGTCATGGTGCCATCCTTGTTGGCCTGAATGGTGCAGCCGCCGACCTGAATCGTCCAGCTTTCGGTGGCGGTCACCTCGGCGGTGCCATCTATGGTCTGGCTGTATGCCTTGGCCCCGGCATCGTAGGTCTCGTTTGCGGTGCCCGGCTCGTTGGAGTATTCCTTGCGGTACACTCCCTCTCGGCCATCTGCTGGCTGGTAGTCGCCGTGCCACACCGGGCCGATGATCACGCCAGCGCAGCTGCCGTTCGAGAGGTGACCCACGAGAACCTGATCGCCGATTTTGGGCATCCAATATTCCCATGCGAGGAACGGTAACTCCGAGGTGGTGCTGCCGTCCTTGTCCTCGTAGGAAATTCTTGCCGTGCCCTCCGGGTAGTTGATGCTGCTGATCTTTCCGATGCGGAGGATATTGCTGTCGGCCACTGGATCGCCTCCTAGTTGGGGTTTATCCACGAGCCGGGGACACTCTTGGCGGTCGTGAGATTGAGCATACCCTGCGACGTGTTGAAAACGTAGTAGGTTCCGGGCCGCCGTACCCCGGACGGGTTTCCGGGTTTGACTTGCCCTGCTGCTGCCTCGGCTGCGGTGTAGTATCCCTTTTTCGTGGTCTTGAGTTCGTAGGTGTCGCCCTTAGTTGGAGTGCCGCTGGAGGAACTCTTGCTATTTTTGGAGGACGACGATTTTTGGCTTTTGGACCGCTCCGCGACCGTGCTGGACTGAGTTTTTACATCGGTGATGCGCTTCTCCACCTTTCGGAGTTTCAGGGCGGTCTTGTATCCGCTGTCTCCACCGAGCGTGTGAATCGCCTTGTCGACGTAATACTTGCCGCTCAACTTGCCGAGGCCAACGATCAGGACGCAAGCAGTTGCGAAAATGTACCATCTTCCCTTGAGCGTAAGGTTCAGGGTCGTGGTGCCTTTATTCGCGCTGTTCAGTGCGGCCAGAGCGATGGCGGTCGCCTCGGTCAAATTTTCTGCAGCCTCGTTGCAGGTCAGGATGCGGTCTCCATCTCCGGCCTCGACCGTGAAGGTCTTGTTTTTCTTGGAGTTGGTGTACTCGTACTTGACCCCGGTGTAAGTCCCGGCGATGGAGGTGTTCCATGACCAGTTGGGGTCGAAGTCCTCTTCTGTGAGGGTTGCAATGGTCGGCTTCTGTTCGTATGTGGCCTCGTCGAAGACCACGATCTTGCCGTTGAAGATCTTCATGGCGAAGCCGTATTTTGTGACCAGCGAATTGTAAAAGCTGCAATCGTCTTGATCGTTCTGCTCTACCTTTTCGATGGTCATTTCCTTGGCCTCGTAGAACAGCGCAATCCCGGCCCGCTCCGCGACCTTTTGCCCGATCTCCTTGAGGTTTGTTTTCTCGTAGGTCTGGGTACGCTTGGTCGATTTGAAGCTGCTTGTGGCCGGAATCGCCACGCCGTCCAAAGACATTCTGATGGGATTGCCCTTGAAAGAGAAATCATCCACGCAAAATGCGCCACACAGGAAAGAGGTTTTGATGTTGTCCGCGTCCCAGTTCTGGGTTCTGATTGTGGGTTTCAGACGGTCCCCGGTTTGAGGGAACCATGGCTCGATCCACTTTCGGTCCCGGTCGTTCAACTCGACGCTGATCGTGTCGCTGGAACCGCTGGACACATCTGTGTAGGTAAAAGAGGCGAGGTATGGGGAAACCTGCGCCGTGGCATTTTTGCCGTTGTACAAAAGTGCGACGGATGCCTTGCGTGGCTCCACTTGCTACCGCCTCCATTCGGGCAGGTCATCTGCTTCCACGAAGGATGCTTCCTCCGAAACCTCCGGCACAAAGACTTCAACCCCTGCGGGGAAGACCTCTGTGTCGAGGAGCCGGATGTTCTCCCTCGCTTCCATCAGAGCCTGTATTTTGGTTTCGTCGCCGTAGGTGGCACGAGCGATGGTGTCGAACGTGTCACCCTGAACCGTTGTGTAGATCGCCATCGACTGCCCTCCTGTTAGAAGTCTGTTCGGTCATGGTCTCGCTTCCACTTGTCCATCATCTCGTTGAACTCTTCTTGCGAGATTCTGCCCGCCTCGACCAGATCCTCTTTGGACGGGGTGCCGCCGTAGAACTGGTAGGTCGGGTTGTAGATGATGGAGGGAGCGGGGCCGGGCTGCCCACCGCCAGCCGGTGCGGGCTGAGGGCGGTTGCCCCGCAGAGCATCCAGCAGAGCCGTGATGCTGTAGCCGGTGCCGGAGATGCCCTGCAGCTTGTCTGCAAGGAAACCCAGCCCGGTGCCGATCATGTTTCCGAGGCTGCCGTCGCTGTTTCCAGCGTTGGCTGCCTGCAGGGTGTCGGCCAGCATAGAGCGCATCTGCGTCCACAGCTCCGAGAGCGGGAGAACGGCTTCTTTTCCGGCCTCGCCGCCGCCCAGCAGCTTGTTGCCCATCGCACCGAAGATCTGCGCACCGTTCAGGATGCCGCCCTCTTTGTACCACTCGATTCCGAAATGCGGAACGCTGGGCGGCGAGAGGGAAAAGTCGCCGGTGATGCTGACGTGAGGCAGCTTGAGCTTCGGCAGAGACCAAGAGAAATTGAATTTCTGCTTGATGGCCGAGATCACGGAGCCGACTGCGTTCTTGGCAGCCTCCATCTTGCCGACGATGGCGTTATAGATGCTGCCGAAGATGTTCTCCACGGTCGTGCGGGCGGCGGTCAGTGCAGTGGAGATTGCCGTGCGGATACCGGCCACCGCACTGCTGACGGCAGTGCGGGCTGCGGTGAATTTCTGCCTTGCTGCGGAGAAGAACTCGGCGATGGAGGACTGGGCGTTGCTCAAGAACGCTGCAGCAGATGTCACGGCGTTCTGTGCTGCTGCGATGACCTGAGAAATCGCACCCTTGATGGCCGTGAATATGGCGTTCACGCCATCGCGGAACCACTCGCACTTGGTGTAGAGCAGAACGATGATGGCGATGGCTGCTGCAATGGCGGCGATGATGATTCCGATGGGATTTGCGGTCATCGCTGCGCTCAGTGCTTTCTGTGCGCCGGTCGCCACGGCGGTGACCTTTGCCCATCCAGCTTGTGCCAGCTGGGATACCGTGACCTGCTTCGTAAAGAGAGCCACGAGGACTTCGTTCAGCTTGAGGGTGCCATTAAAGGCTGCCTGTGCGATGTTGGCGTTTTTGGTGCTCATCGCAAACAGCTTCAGCTGCACCTGCGCCATCTGAAATCCGTTGATGATGGACTGGATGCCCTGCCCGGCTTTGAACGCCACAAGGACTGCCGCCGCTGCGATCAACTCATCCCGGAACCGGGACACGGAGTCGAGGGAGGACAGCATCTTGTTGGCGAAGTCTGCCGAGACCTGAATCGCGGTCAAAAGGCCATCGACCAGAGCCGTTACGAACGGCGTGGCCCTCTGGATGCCCTCGGCGATCAGGTTGATGGTCGTGATCGCAAGGCTGCCGAGGCTGTCGAACAGGTCCTTGTGGTCCACGATGACTGCGCCGACCGCTGCGAATGCGCCGCCGACCTTTTCGAGTGCGGGGACGCAATTCTGGGCGAACGCCTCAGCCTTGGGCAGGGCGTACTCTACAAAGGCGTTGCCCGCTGCGGCGATTCGGTCGGTAATCGACGGAATTACAGCGGAGACGGCATTGATGGCATCCTTGGCGGCGGGTGCAAAAGTCTGCGTCAGCCGGATCTTCATGTCGTCCATTGCGCTGCCGAAGATGGAGATTGCACCTTGCAGCGTGTCGGTGACCGTAGCGGCCATCGTGCTGAGTGCGCCGTCCGCATTGTAGAGGTCATCGGTCAGGGCCTCCCACTCGCTGCGGCCATCTGCCGTGGTGGTGTTCAGGCCGGAGATTAGGTCGTTCAGGGCATCGATATGCTCTTTACCGCCAAGGGCTGCGAGCGCAGCGTTTCGCTGTTCCTCGGTCATGCCCTTGGTGGCCTCATCTACGACCCGGATGGTTTCGGCCAATCCGATGAACTTTCCGTTGCTGTCAAAAGCGGAAATGCCGAGCTGGTCCATCATTTTGCCGGCCTTTCCTGTACCCGTCGTGAGGTTGTTGATCACGGCGTTCAGGGCGGTTCCGGCTTCGGAGCCTTTGATGCCTCGGTTGGCCAGCACACCGAGGGCGGCGGAAGATTCCTGAATCGGAACGTTCAGGTTTTTCATCGTGCCGCCGACCGCGATGTATGCCTCCATCAGCATCTGTGCGGTCTGGTTGGACTTGTTGTTGGCCATCGCTGCCACGTCGAGATATTCGCCGAGGTCGTCAACCTGCAGACCTAGGGCAGAGAGCGAATCCGTCACAAGGTCGGAGCAGGTAGCGAGGTCCATCTGCGTGGCCTCCGAAAGCCGGAGGATGGGTTCCAGTCCTGCGATGGACTCGTTCACATCCCATCCGGCGAGGCTCATGTAACCGAGGGCCTCTGCACTCTCTGTGGCAGTTTTCGTGGTGGCCTTGCCCATATCCAGTGCCGCTTGCTGGAGGCGGGCGTAATCGTCAGCGGTTGCACCGCAGATGGCTGCGGTGTTCGCCATTGCCTGATCAAAGTCGGCGTATGTACTGATGGCATCGCTGACGAACTGGCCGATTTTAACGGCACCCCATGCAGCGGCGGCGAGTTTGGCGGCTTTTGCGGCGATGGAACCAAGGGACTGCATTTTTGTTTCGGCAGTCCCCATTGCGTTGTTGAAGCTGCTGGATACTGAACCGGCGATCTTGACCGCCAGCTTATACTCTTTTCCTGCGGCTGCCATCGGCTGTCTTTGCCACCTCCTTTGTGGTCGCTATCAGGTCAGACAACGGCATTTTGAGAAAAAGGCCGAGGTCTGAATGAAGCGACATCGAAAGATTGATGCAGATGCTTCTCAGGTCGTCGCTGTGCCCTGCGCTCAGTCCTCGCTGTAGAAAAAAGAGGTCACGCGGTTCTTAACCTTGAGGGCATCCTTGGGCGGCAGACCCCTGAAGAACTCGATGGGCTGCTTCGCTGCACGGGCGGCAATGAAACAGGCGTATTCGAGCGTCATCTCCGGCATAACGGAGAAACTGCCGCTGCGGGTGAGGTAGCGGTCGGCGGCGATCATGTCCTCTGCGGACAGGTCATCCATGCCGGACAGGTCCACCTCGGTGTAGTCCTTGCCCTCGAAGCGATAGGCTTTGCTGAACTTCACGAGGGTGGAGGATTCATCCTCCTGTGCGTTGGTCAAAATCTTTTCGTCTGCCATTAGGTGTACTTCCTCACTTTCGCCAGCAGGTCAACGCCGTTGACCTTGAACACGCTGTTGAGCTTGTCCAGTTCAAACTTCGGGCTGCCATCCAGTTCGATGTAGATGTAGGTCAGGCCGATGGTGACGGAGCCGTTCATGGCCTTGCCCTGCTTCATGTCGCCGGGGGACAGCTTCTTTGCCCGGCCACGGAAAACGACACGCATACCCATCTGGTCTACGTCGCCGGTGGCCCGGTCTGTGTACTGCTGCGAACCACGCAGAACCAGTTCAACCGCTTTCGTGGTGTCGATCATCTTGAAGACATCCTCCGAAAGCATATTGAAGGCGATTTCCTGCTCCATGTCACCGTAGCGGCCAGTGATCACGGTCTCGAACTCGCCGAGGATGCCGCAGCCCTTGATCGTTTCGGTCAGGCCCTCCAGATCAGGCAGCTTGACTTCGCCGGTGGTGCCGACCAGCCGATTGCCGGACAGGTAGGCGTTGTAGTCGTTGATGACTTCGGGAATACCGTTAATAGCCATTAGTTGCTACCTCCGTTGATGCTTGCGTACAGCATATCCGGGTCAAACTCCAGCGTGTTGGTAATGTACTCTGCGGGCACGAACGGGGCCAGTTTCTGATGGAACGTCACCTTGCCGCTGATGATGTCGGTGGCGGTGTTTTCCTCTGCCCGGAACTCGATGTGTGCCCCAGCGCACTTGTTCTGTGCGACGTAGGAGTTGCCACGGATGTTCTCGCTGTCCACGATGTTCTCCACCAGCTGGACGCTGATGGGGCCGTCGACGTGCTGGTTGTAGGTCAGGATGAAGCTGTTGCCCCACCAACTAAAGAAGCGGCGGCAGCAGAACCATCTGTCTTTGGGGTCTGTGCTGCCCGGATAGGCTGCGGTGTTGTTGCCCCACAGCCGCCAGCCGTTCTGGTTGATGGCGGTGGTCACGCCTACGCCGTTCAGGGCGTTGGCCTGTACCTGATCCAGAACGACCTCGGTTCCGTCTGCCAGACAGGTGCCGGTGATGCTGATCGTCTTGTTGGAGGTGGACAGGTAGGGAACATTGTCGTTGGCTGCATCCAGATATGCGGTGCGGGCTGCAGCAACTGCGCTGGACCACAGAATGTAGCTACCAACTCGGAAGCAGGGCCAGAGCGGATATGCGTGTTCGCTGCTGACACCCGCGCCCTCTTTCTTGGCCTTGACCTCGGTGTAGACCTTTGCGCCCTTCTCTGTGGTGCTGTCGATGTCGACGATGCATTCACACTTGAACACGCCATTGATCTCGACGCACTTGGCAGCGAGAACCAGACCGACGTCCGGGTCATGCGACCAGCCGGGGGCCAGCAGCAGACCGGGGGTCACGCCGAACTTGGGATAGATCTGGCGGACCAGCTCCATGCCGGTCTCTGCGCCGGTGCTGGCGTTGTAGCCGCCGACCACATCTGCCGCAGTGACCGCAGTCGGGTCGATGCTGGTAGAAGTGACGCTCAGAGACTTGGCATCCTTACCTGCGCCGGTTGCGGTCAGGGTGATGACCAGATAGCCGTTGCTGTCAAACTCGGTGACGTAGTCGGTGTACACTTTCAGGGCGGTGCCGCTCTCGGTGTCCTTTTTCACACTGACCGTGTCGGCGAGGATGCCGTCAACCCGAACGGTTGCCTGCATATTTTCCACCGGGACAGTCGATGCAGCGTTCTGCTTCTTGTGCTTCTTGGGGTCCAGAACGTTCACGAAGATCACCGGGGCGACTGCGTACAACTGGAAGCTGGCATAAATACTCTGACACAGGGTGTACTTCTTAAAATCGTAGCTGAAGCCCAGCTGCTTTACCGCCTCTGCGTAGCTGTATGCGATGATGGGCACGTTGGTGGCAGAGTACGGATCTTCGGCGAGGTTGATGGGGGCCGTACCGAACACGACCTGAATCGCGGAGTCGCCCTTAATGGGGGCGGTCAGGCTCGTGGCCTGTTCGAGAACGGTAATGCCATGCTGATATGCCATAGGGATTCACTCCTTTCTGAGGTTAGTTGCCCTGCCTCTTGTCCAGCTTGGCTGCATAAGCCAGAGCCTTGCGGTAGAAAACGGCAGCAGGGCCTTTGCCGTTCGTGATCTCCTGCATCGCCTTGGATGCGCTCGCAATGGGAACGCACAGGCTCAGGAGTGCGGGTTCCTCCTGCGCCGCTTCGGTGATCGTCGCAGGGAGGGCGGTGCCGTCAAAGACGGTGCTTGTGGTGGCCACGCCGATGATGGTCGGGCCGAGGTAGATCGTTTTCTTCATGCGAACTTGTTTGCCTTTCTGCGGGGAGCGTGGGCTTCCCACGTCATGCCGACCGCACCGAAGAAGTACGGCCAGCTCTGTTCATCCTGAAGTGCCCATGCAAAGCCGTCCCCGTCGTCATTAAAAACGAAGGGACCGAGGGTGTTGGATTCCTCGTAGTGCTGCTGCATCGTTTCCATGATTGCGAGGACGCTTGCGTGGCCCTGATTGGTTAAATCGTCATCGTAGATGCCGATACGGAAAACAACAGCAATTTTGTGTGCGGTCATCTGATCCTTGACCCCGCCGCTGTCAAGAGCAACGATAATGTAAGGAAACGGGTCCTCATCTTCCTCGCTTTTGCGTTTGGGCAAATTCTGACGGAACACATGGACAGGTTCCATCTTCCCATCTGGGGTCTTGTATCGTCTGTCCTTAAACAGTTCAGTCAGGTCTTGCTGGAGCCTGACCTGAAGATCTCTTGCGGTCATCTGGTCACCCTCTTGATCTCTTTGAGAATGTTGTCCATGAGTGTGTCATAGATTTCCGGCTCAATAACGCCGTATACCCGGTCTTTGCTGCCGATCATCGTGGGGATGGAGTTCGACAGCAACTTCTTGATCGGGTAGCGGGTCTTGTGGTATCGCTGGGCGACTGAAACGTGACCGTTGCGGAACTTCACCAGAAACGCCTTGTTGTTGGATTTCATCAATCCTTTCAGGCTGCTGGAAAGCAGGACCTTGGCTTTCAGAACGTCAGGCTTGTCTTGGCCGGTACGATATGTGGCGGGCGACACTTTGAAATCTTTTAGTTCCAGCTGTTCCCCGGTGACATTGATCGTGGCGGTAAGGCTGCTCTCTGTGGCGTTCTGGGTTTTCATGGCCTTGGTAAAGCGGCCCTGCTTTACCGCATAGGTTTCCTGCGCTTTTTTGGCGAGGTCCTTTTTGGCATCTCTGGCGGTGTCGTTGACGGCGTTCTTCAGAACTCTGCGGCTCTCACTTTTCATGGAGCCGAGGGCATCCTCTATGGTGCGGAGAAGATCTTCGTCGAACTCAAACCGAAGGATGCCGTCTGAAGAAGATACATTCATCTGCTGCGGTTCGCCTCCAGCGTGATGGTGTAAACGCCGCCCTCATCGGTGGCATCGACCACGGTGTACATCTTGCCGTCCAGCTTGATCAACCGTTTCTGTGCCGGGAGACCGCTGGGAAACACAGATGCTTTGACGTAGAGCAGCACCTGCCGGGCGTGGATGCCGTCCATGTTAGACTTCATCCGCTTCTCTCTCTCGATGTTCTCCATGTCGTCAATGAGGGCGGGCACGTTGTTGCCGTCGATGTTGTGCAGGTCTGCAAACTCGGCGACATTGAGAAAGGTTTCATCAACATCGCGGTCCATGACCTGCTTGAAAGTCATGCTCTGCATTTTCTGCGCCGCCTTTCCACCGTTTCGGGGATTTTCCCGACGAGGTCGTTCCCGGTTAACTCGCCGCCGACAGCGATTCCGGGGAGACCGGGTTCAGCGGTCACCGGGCGGGCTGCCACACCGCTGGGCGGGTGGTAGTCCTCCGGCACCCACATGGCAGTTCCGGCCTCAATCCATGCAGCGGTGTCCTCCGGGCGGTCTGCCGGGAGGAAATCACCGGGCTTGTACTGGGCAAAGCCGACCTGAATGTGGGCGAGGGCGAGAAGCCGATCAGCCATCCAGCTTGACCAGAATCTTGGTGTCCTCGGCGGTTGCGGATGCTGCTGCGTAGCCGACTGCGGTGTTGCCGGTTGCAGTGTCGGTGATGCCGTTGCCGTCGAAGTACACGGTTGCGCCCATGTCGATCTTCTTGGTGCCAGTCTTGGGGATCTCCCAGATGCCGCCAACGTGCAGGGAGCCGATCTTGTTCGGCTCGATGTCAGTGCCGGTCACGCCGATGTGGTCGCCGATTTTGACGATTGTGTTCGCGGGAATGGTGGCGGTGGTGGTGTTGGTGTAGTCCAGAGCCTCACCGCGCTGCCAGAATTCAGCTTTTGCCATAACTCATGCGCTCCTTTCTTTTAGCCCAGCGGGTCTGCGATGTTGGTGCCGGGGTTCTTGATCGCGCCACGGTAATCCATGACGTTGATGCCCCAGTCGAGGTAGATATCCCAGACGAAGCCCAGCTGACCGGGGGTCTCCATGCGGCGAATGGTCGGGATCTCCTGACCGTTCAGATAGTCGACCTCGATGAAGGCGGTGTCGGTGGTGTTCGCGGTCATAAACCACGGCATCACATTGCCGAAGCCGCCAGCCAGCGTGTTGATGGTCGGGTCCTCGATCACGTCCAGATTGCGGTACTGGTACAGCGGGTTGACGGACTGGGTGTTGCCCTCGGTGTTGATGGTGGGGCTGTTGAACAGGGTGTAGACGTCAAAACTCATGCCGACAGGGACAATGAATGCGCCGGGGCGGATGATGATGGGCTGGCCGAACTCGTCTTTCTGGGTGGAGATGGTCAGGATCATGCTCTGAACCGCCGCCTTGGTGATGCCGCTGCCGGTTTTCAGCAGATTGCGGTGTTCTGCGGAGAACAGCTTCTTGCCGTCGTAGATGGCGGGGTTGCCCATCAGAATCTGATAGCACTGGGTGTTGATGGTGCGGCGGGCCGCTGCTGCATGGCGGGCGGGGATGCTGGTCACCAGATCGATGTCGTCGTTGATGAACGCCTGACGGGACAGGGTGAACTGCTTGCCGTAGGTGTGCAGACGGCGGGTCGGCAGCTTGGCATCGGTGGGCTTGTCGTTCTTCAGCTCACCGCCCTCCGGCACTTCGAGGAAGTCACCGATGGGGCCAGCCAGATAGTTGTTGTCGTGAACTTTGAAGTCCTTAAGGCTACCCTTTTTGGTCCAGCGGTCAAAAGTGACCGGGGCCTTGCGGTGGCCCTCGACGTAGGACTTATTGATGGCGTTGTCCAGAATGGCGGGGAATGCTGCGGTCGGGTTGTAGAACTGACGCTGCATCAGCATGGTGAACAGGTCGTCCGAACTCTTGCGGCGGGCATCGGCCACGCCGCTGCGCTCCAGACACTCGATGGCCATGTCGCGCAGGGTCATGTTTGCCATCTGCTGTGCGCCATCGGAGGCCTTTTCGGGATTCAGGCCACCACGGATCAGCAGACCGTCTGCTGCATCACGGCGGAATTCGTCCTCGCCGGAGCCGGTGACCTTAATGCCAGTGCGGATGGGTGCGCCGTTCTTGCGCAGGTTATCCATGATGGCTGCACGGACCTGTTCCACGGTGCTGCCGTTCTGGATATAGTCCGACCCGGAAACGCCGAAGTCACGGCACATCGCGGTGATCTCGTTGATGCGGGTGCGCTCTGCTGCAATGGCCCGCTGGATATTATCTTCGGGGCCGGGGGCGGGGTCCGTAGAACGGTTTGCGTTCGCGGGTGCTGCGGGGGTGGGGTTCTGAGCGGGTGCCGGGTCTGCCGGGGTCTGCGGGTTTTCTGCTGCCCGGATTTCCTCGGTCAGGGTGTCGATCTCACGCTGCAGGGAGTCGAACTCGGCCTGTTCGGTGTCGGTCAGGCTGCGATTGCCAGCCTTTTTTGCGGCATCGAGCAGTTCCTGCTGCCGCTTGATCTTGGCCGCTCTGATCTGCTTCTTGTCCATAGATGGGTACCTCCTATATGGAATTTTTATTGATCTGAAGCTGGCGTTCCAGAATGTCCAGCGGTGTGCCGGGACCGATTTCCTCGACCTGACGGCCAACGCCCACCGTGCTGTCTGCCGGGATGCTCACAATGCTGACCTCGTAGGGCCACCATTTGCGGACCACCTCGGCGGGGCCAGTGAAGCGGCCATCCGCAGTTGTCTTTCCTGCCAGAACTTCTTCGATTGTGTCGACGCGGTAGCCTACCGATACACCCTTGAGCGTACCGCTCCGCACCTTTTGGTAGATGATCTCCGACTGTTCGTCGGTGTCGAACTCGATCTCTGCGTAGCAGCGGTGGTCGTCGCCGAGCCATGCCCGGATGATCCTGCCGATGACCGAATCCCGATTGTGGTTGAAAAGCACCACGCCGATCTCGTTCAACCGGGCGAGATCGACGGCCCCGCTTGCGTGGTCGAGGATTTCATTGCCCCACCAGCGTTTGTAGGGTTCCTCGCTGGAGAACGACAGGGTAAACTTGCGCTCATTGCCCTCGCCGTCCATTGCTCGGATGGCTCCGCTGAAAAGTTCCCGGTGCTGGGTATTACTCCGCTTTTCCGGGGGTGCTGCTGTCTGCTCCGCTGCCCGCTGCCGGAGTCTCGGTCTGCTGGGCGGGAGCTGTCTGCTGTTGCACAGCCTGTCCAAGGATTACACCTCCTAAATCGATACCATGTTCTTCTTTGGCGTACTGAAGGACTTCTGCGATGTCGTCCACCTGAGTTTTCCAGTCAGTGCCGTTCTCGGCGGCAATCTGTTTGAAGGTCTTTTGCCCTGTCTGAAGGGCGATCTTTGTGGCGGTCGCTTCCTTGGCCGGGTCAATCCACGGCTTCGGGTCCTTGACCCATTTGTGCTGGAAGAACTTCTGTTTGTCGCTCCAAAAGCCGGGGGCTTTGATGAGGCCCGCCAGAACCACGGAAATGACGAAGGTTTCATAGATCTCGTCCATGACCTCCAGAAGAAGTTCTTCGTCCTCGACGTAGGTCATGCCATCTTCGATGAGACCCTGCCGGGTGCTGGAGTAGTTGCTCTGCGACATATCGCGGGAGGTGGCCTCATAGCTCAGACCCTGACCCGCTCCAAAGAGCCGCTGAAAAAGTTTGATGAAGCTGGATGCATCGGTCGCCTGACCCTGCGGGTTGACGGCGTACACATCGTCGCCAGCGTTCAGTTCCCGGATCATGCCGGGGGTCAGGGTCTTGCCGTCGTAGCTGGTACGAGGCCCGGTTGCTGCATTCTGGCTGCGGCCAAGGCCTGCGGTCGGCAGCGACTTTTTGATGAACACCGAAAGGCAAGCCTCGATGCGCTGCTTCACACTGACGGCGGTCATGAATTCGTTGGCATCTCGGATGCGGGTGATTGTCTGACTCATGTCGGACATTTCCCGCAGCTGGGAGGGCCGCCGCTTGCTGAAGTAGAAGATCACGTCCTTGGCGGGGACGTAGATCGGCTCCATCATGGTGATGCCGTCCAGTGCATACTGCCGGAACCAATAACCGACCGGGCGGTTGTACTGGTTGTACTCGATGCCGCCGACAATGCGGTTTCCTTTCTCCTTGGTGTTCAGCTGGTTGCAGTCCAGTTCGTCCACCTCGAAGATCTGCAGCTGAAACGGCACCATGCCAGCGTCGGTGTATCGCTTCACAAAGAGGATGCCGCCGTCGACTTTCTTTCGGCGCACGGCCATGCGCAGCATCTGGTTGAAGCTTTGGGTGCCGGTTACGTCGCAGTTCTGCTTCTTGCACCAGAGTTTCCAGAGCCGTTCAATCTCGCGGGCGGTGTCCTGATCGTCCATGTAGGACTGGAGAACATAGCCACTGCCGACCGTGTTCCGAACGAACGGACCGACCACGGAGTTCATCATGTCAGAGTTTCGTTCGAGGTCTCTTGCTCTTGCCCGGACGGTGTCCCGGCTGTATCGGTCGGTAACCTCTGCGCTCTGGTTCGATGCGTACCAGCCGGAGTTGAGCCGACTGTAGTCTCCGGCATCGTAGTGCCGGACCTCGTTCATGTACTGCCGCCAAACCTCGCGCCGTGCGCCCCACTCCGGGCTGATCCAGCCGATGATGTTGTCAAGCCATCCCATCCCGGTCACCTCCCATCAAAAAATGCGACGTAGGTATCCGAGAAGAGACCATTGTCCTCTTCGGCTGCGATCTGCGCCGTCAGGTCGTTCCGGGTGGAGAGCAGGAGATTCAGGTCTGCACGGGTCAGGCTGCGAGAGCCGATTTTGTAGGACTGGCCGCCGACAAGCACTGCCTGAATCGCTTTGTTGACTTCTGTGAGAAGTTCGGCGGGGGTGAAGTTCCCGCTTGCAGCGATGTCTGCCATGTCATACCTCCTGTGTCGTGGCCGCTGTTGCAGCCGGGGTTGTGATGCTCGGTGTGGCCACCATGAGGATGCCACCGCCGAGAGAAGATCGGATCTGCCTCATGCCGTCGTTCGGGGCGAACGGGTAGAGGCCAACCTCCAAACCGATAAAGCCGGAGGTCGAAAGGGTCAGTAATCCAGACACTGTACTTCAACTCCCATCGCACTGGTTTCGTTCGCGGTGACGGTGACCTTGTCGGTCATGTCGGAGGTGGTGCGGGGAATCAGCCGGGTGGCGATCGCCTGACTGGTATTTGCCGGGATGGTTACCTCTGCATCGAGGATGCCGCAGGTGATGTACCCGGAGGTGAAGTTCTTGACCAGAAAGCGGCTGCCGGATGCTCTGAACTGGAACTCCACCGGGGTACCGCCTGTGGTGGGATGACGAATAACTTCCATGATTTCATTCCTTTCATTCCTGAAGCCAGTCCTCGTTTTGGGAGATCCAGCTTTCTTCGGGTGTTGGCTGTTCCGGCTGCGGTGCGGGTGCTGCTTCCTCCGGCACGGCCTGAAGATGCAGGGTGCGTACTCCCTGAATGTCGGCTGCGGCCAGTGCGTAGACCTCGCAGTCCAGATAGTGGTTGTCTGCGTGTGAGCTTTTCTGCACCCACCGCTGGACCACGCTGCCGTTGCTGGCCTTGACGTTTATCTTGTGTTCGGCGGTGACCATCTCGGCGTACTCCCGGTCGCACCCGGAGTAAACGGTCCATCGGCCAGCCTCCTCCAGCTTTCGCTTCATGCGGGCGGCGATCATGTCCTTGTACTTGCCGCCGTCCACCAGCACCAGCGGGATGCCGTAGGCTTTGCTGGTGGCCTTGTTTACGGTGGACAGCTTGTAGTGGGTCATCATCGGATTGCTGGAGCCTTTGCAGGGGAGTGCCCAGTCGGAGTTGTTGGCGCAGAAGTCGTAGACGCTATCCGAATCGTTGCCGGAGTCAATCAGTGCCAGATCAACCGCCATCGGAGGGCCGCCGTCCTGCCGGGGGTATTGTAGGTTCATCACCTGTTCGACCTCGGCAAAACTGAAAGCCTGACCGTGGGCGATGTTCTGCGAGGTGATGAAATCGCCCCACGCTCTGATCGTCCAGTAGAGGCAGTTCTCCTGCACGTCCACGCCGCCTGTTAGCAACTTGGCCCACGTCGGAACCATGTACTCCGGCAGATCGGTCTGCCGTTCGAGGACGAGGTCTGCGCTGGTTTTGAGTTTGGTGTCCTCCCACGGCTCTGCCAGCCAACTGTTCACAAAGTTCTGCAGCTTCTCCGGGTCGTCCTTGCTGTCCAGAAATTCATTGACGACTTCCGAAAAGCGAACAAATGGCGAGTAGAGGGTGTTCATCCAGAACGCCACCTTTTTGACCAGCTGGGTCTTGGATTCCACGGCTCTCCACTGGCCCTCCCGGAGCATCTGCGGCTTGTGGCGGTCGGTAATGATGCCGCCGCACTTCTGGCAGACGTAGTAGCACTTGGCTGCCCTGTCTGCGTTGGAGAGACTTTTGTCGCCGGGGAATTTCATCTGCGCCCATTTGAGTTCGATGAATTTCCCGCAGTGTGGGCATGGCACGAAGTAGTGCCGGACCTCGTCCGCGCTTTCGAGGGCTTTCCAGATGGGGCCTGTCCGAAGCGTCGGGGTAGAGGTCATAAAGATTTTTCTGTTGTGGAACGTCTTTGTTCGTTCCGTTGCCAGCTTGATGGGGTTCGCTTCCTTTTTGCTGGCTCCGGGGTACTTGTCCACCTCATCCAGAAAGAGAAAGCGAATTGCCCTACTTGCGAGGCTTGCCGGGGAGTTTGAGCCAACTAGCGAGAGGTACATTCCGTCAAACTGAAGTTCCATCACGGAGGATTCTTCCTTGTGGTACAGGTTCTTCAGTGTCGGGGATGCCAGCAGCATCGGTTCGATGCGGTTGGTGGACACGCTCTTGCCGAGTGTGTCGATGGGGTAAACGACCATTGTTGGGGATGGGTCCTGCTGCACGATGTAACCGATGCAGTTCAAGATCACCTCAGTGCCGCCGACCTGCGATGGCTTGATGAAGTCGATTTCCTCCGTTTCATAGTTTCGGAGTTCGTCCATGATGCCCACGATGTATGGGGTCTTGTCGTTCATCCATGGACCAGACACGGATGCGGTCTTGCTCTCCAGCATTCGATACTTTGCCGCCCACTCTGAGACATTGATATCCTCTGGCGGGCGAAGGTAGCGCAGGGCCTCTTTTTGGTAGGGGGTTACCAGAAATTTACGAATCCGGGGCTTTCGGTTTGCTGCCATTGCCCTTGTCCGGGATTTCTGTTACTGCGGCCAGATAGAACGCTTCGAGTTGCCGATTGACCTCCCCCTGCAGGTCACGTTCTATCTTCCGGGCTTCTAGTGGTTCGACGTAGCCGCTCACCATGCTGGTCAGCCGTCCGGGGAGCGACATGGCGAATTTTTTGAAGGTCGTGAAGAATCGACTGTAGTCCTCTTTGACCTTTTCCACGTCCACAAGCTGCCCGGATGCAACGGACAGCTTCATGTTGTGGAGTTCGCCCTGCGCTTCTTTCAGGGCGATATCGGCCTGAAGTTTTTGTTCTCTCAGGTCCATTTCTTTTTCGGAGCGGTTCTTGCCGTAGGCTTTGTCCGAAAGGTATTTGACGTACTTCTGGATCGTGGGAACCAGATCGTAACGTCTACCCTCCGGGGTCTCGGTCGTGGGAAGAACGCCCTCCTGTGTGAGTTGCTGAATACGGCGGACGGTTACTCCGAACAGTTTGGCGATGACCTCCACGCGGTACATGGAGCCGCCTGCAACTTCGCCTTTATCGTTCAAATAGAGCCCCCCCCGCTGATAGCTAGTTGTAATTCGTGGTCTGTCATACGGCGGTTAGAGCTTCTCTGCCTTTTGCCCGGTGTAGGTTTCCCACCGCTTTATGATTACGTCGCAGTTCTTCTCGTCCAGTTCCATGCAGAATGCCGTCCGTTCGAGCTGCTCTGCTGCCATAAGGGTGGACCCGCTCCAGGCGAAAAAGTCACCGACCATCCATCCGGGGCGGCTGGAGTTGTTCATCAACCGTCCGATCAGAGGTACAGGCTTCATGGTCGGGTGCATATCGTTTCGGGTCGGTTTCGGCTCAAAGTGAACCGTGGTCTGATCCTTGTATTCCCGGAGCATCTGGTCGATGAAGGCCAGAAGTTCCTGCTTCTTCATTGACTGGAAGTCGGGCAGGTCGTCCAGAAGAACGGTGTCCTGTGTGCGGTCATTGATGAAGTAGTGACCCGCTCCCTCTTTCCAGCCGTAGAGAATCGGTTCGTGCCGCCACTGATAGTCTTGGCGACCGAGAACAAATGCGTTTTTCTCCCATATCAGGCACTGGGCCAGTTTCAGCCCGGCATCAGAATAGGCTTGCCGGAACTGAAGCCCGGTGCTCTCGGCGTGAAAAACATAAATCGCTGCGCCTGTGCGCATGGCATCGTTCATGGCCTGAAATGCTGCCAGCAGAAAACTGTAAAAGCTGGCCGCATCCATGTGGTCGTTCTCGATGACGCTGTTCGTGCGGCTGTCGGTCTGGTCGAGGTAGTCGTTCAGAAAACCAACTTTTGCGCCGTAGTCCACGTTGTAGGGCGGGTCTGTGATTACGAGGTCGAGTTTGTTCCCGGCCATGAGAATTTCCGCATCGTCCAGAGACGTGGCATCGCCGCACATCAGGCGGTGGCGGCCCAGCTTCCAAATGTCGCCCCGGCGTGTGACCGGGGTTTCGATTTCTTCCTTGGCTGCATCCGGGTCGAAGTCGTCATCATGGGCTTCTTCCGGCACATCCAGCTGCTGGATCAAATCTTCGAGGTCATCCTGATGGAAGCCGGTCACGGAGAAGTCGTAGCCGTTGAGGTCAAGATCGGACAGGAGGTCTTTCAAAATCTGAAGATCCCACTTGCCGGTGATCTTGTTCAGGGCCACATTGATCATCTTTTCCTTGGCCTTGTCCCGGATGTCCAGAACGACGACCTCGGCTTCTTCGATGCCCATGTCCATCATCACGGTACGCCGCTGGTGTCCTTTGATGATGGTGCCATCGTAATTTATGACGATGGGGTCAGCGTAGCCCAGCCCCTGAATGCTGGCCTTTATGTCCTGATACTCCGGGTCCTCCGGGGTCAGGGCTTTTCTGGGGTTGTAGGCGGCGGGAATGAGGTCGGCCAGTCGCCGTCTCTCCATCCGCATGGGGTTGGTCTGCTGCATGGCGTTCACCTCCTATGTGGGGTCTGAATGGGGTTTGCGTAACGAAATGCTAAAATTTTTTTAGTTTTCAGGCGAAAAACCTTCGGGCCTTCCTCGCCCCGCATCATTCTCCGGGCGGGGTAGTACCTACGCCGTGGCCGGGGAGGGGGTAGCCCCTCTCTCTCCAACACAAAGGCGCACCGAGCGTGGTTGCAGGGTGCGCCTTTGCCCGTGAAACGGTATGAGGAGAGAACACAACACGATGCCTACTCGTGATGGGCTTGGGCGGGCTGGCCCTTGTCCATGCGACCATTGTATTGACTTCTGGGGTCTCTTTGGGTATCTTCTTTCGCTGCCCTGCGGTTGCCCCGCCTCGACCCCGCTGCGCCCCTGCGCTGCTCTGTGCTGTGGGGCTGTGCTGCCGGGTGTCCACGGTTCCGAATGACCTTGCTCCCACGCCACACAGTGGCGGTTTTTACCGCTGGTAAAAAGCAGGGCCAGACAGGGGGTGCTTTGTTTCCGGGCGTATGGTTTTGTGCTTTTTTGAAGCCCTGAACACGGCGCAAAATTTCCGGGCGACAGCCGGGGCATGGAATCCGGGGTGTGCGAGGGGTGAGCCTAAAATCCAAAATGGGAAAAGAAAAAGCCGGGGCATAGCCGGGAGCCTTGGCCGGGATTTCTCTGTGCGGGAATTCCCAGTGTGCTGCCCCGGAACTATGCCCCGGTCTTTGTTTTTTTAGTGGCCGTCCTTTTCTGTGCGCTCGACCCTCGCCCTGAACTCGGCCAGCGTGGTGCGCACCTTTTTGTAGGTGTATAGCCATTCCAGCCCTGTGCTGTACCGCCTGAAGCACGGTGCCCTTGACAGGTGGATGGTGCGCATGATCTCGTTCCACGGCTTGCAGTCGATGTGGCGCATTTCCATGATCTCCCGCTCTACGGAATCCTGCGGGAGGAATTCGAGGACATCCATAATGTCCAGAATGGCCGTCGCTTCGATCTCCGACTGCCGGGCGATTCTGTCCTCAATTTCGGCCATCTTGATGGCGAGGGATGTGTTTCGACCGTTCTTTCCGGCTGGGTCCAGTTCTGTCCGAATGTCGACCAGCCTTTCCCGCAGGATCTTCTGCCGCTCCTTTGCTCGGTAATATTGGCTCAGGTATCGCTTGAGGAAGATGCGCTCATCCTCGCTCATCTGAGACGGGTGTTTCTGCATGGGAGGCATCCTCCTTTTTGGCAGTGTGCGGAATGAGGGCGTAGATTTTGCCGCCTCTGAACACCAGCTTATAGACCGCCTTGTCCTTGTTGTCCCAGTCGTAGATCTGGAATCCTCGCTCCGAAAGAACGCCGATCATTATGTTGATGGTCGTGACGAGGGCTGGAATCGGGAGGGTGCGCATCCCGGCCAGTGCGTCCTCTGCCGTGCGCTGCTTGGCTTTTGATTTGATGCTGAAAGGTTTCGGCTTAAAGGGGATAGTGTTGCGCTGCTTCTTCATACCAGAACGCTCTCTTTCATAAATCGGCCAATGCGCCGGAGAATGATTCTGTACCACTTCTTCCGGGTTCTGGCCCGCTTGTGGTACATAAGGCTGATCTGGCGGTCCGTGGCCATATTGAAATAAAAGGCCATGTTGCTGGCATAGGAGCGGACAATCTTCCACGAGATTTCCTTGAGCAATTCGCTGATGCGTCTGAAGAAGTCCACCATCCTCTGCACGGCGCATTGTGCTGCATTCCACAGGGTATCAATCGCGTTTTGTTCCATTTTTGATGACCTCCAGTGCTTCGTCCGGGAGACACGCAAAATCTGCAACGCCCCCGGCCTTTCTGATTTTTAAGATCGTTGCGACCTGATTCGGTGACGGCTTCCCCACAAAAGGCCGCTTTGCCTCGATGCCGTAATACCTGCCATCAATGATGACCAGAATATCCGGGAACCCTTTTTCGCTGTACACGCCAGCTGAAATTTTCCGAACGAATGCGTCAGGGTACGCCGCTTTGATGGCTTGCATGATTCTGGTCTGATACCACTGCTCCAGCGGGATCTGGTCTCGGAGAATGTTGGCCACTTTTTCTGCGGTCAACTGGAGGCCGAGCCTTTCGGCTGCCAGATGCCGCACATCTGCAGAGGTTCTGGCCCCGCCGTGGTACCACTCGTGCAGGAGGTTTCGGGTAATGTTCATGTGTTCAGATCCTCCAGTTTGTGTGAAAGGTAGATGATCTGTTTGAGAATTACATGGGTGCAATCCGCGACTTCGTCCATGTCATTCTGCTTTTGCTTTGTCCAGTTGGGGTAGCTTTCTGCAGCAGCCTCCCGGTAAACCTCCGAAATAATGTTATAGGCGACCTCCAGCTTTGCATCCCGCATGAGCGCAGCCTTTTCCTTTTCTCTGGCCCTTGCCCTGCACTCGATTTCTTCGATCAGCATGGTGCGGCCTCCATGAACACAGGCTCGTCGCTATCGCTGGGCAGAGCCGGGTCGTCGGCGTACTGACCTGCGCTGTTGCTGGAATTCTCGGCACCGAGTTCCTGCCACTCGAAGCCCTTTTTGTTGCCGTCCTTGTCCTCCATGAAATTCGAGGCCATCATGTCGGCGGTGTGGAGTGCCCAGACGATGGGGTATTTCTGAATCGCTGCGGCGAGGCTCATGGTGTCGGTGTGCTGATCAGTGAAGCCCATGTGCCACCAGATGGCGTACATTTCCTCCGAGGTGAGCTTGATGTAATTCTTGATCAGCATGGCACTCTTGGGGCCGTGGCCGAGGGGCATCAAATCGTTGACCGTGTAGAACGGCACCTTTTCCCATTTCCCGGTCTTTTCGTTCTTGACGTTCCGGGTGCTGGTGCTGTAGAAGTAGGTCTTGCAGATGTCGTGGAGCAGGGCGATGAGGATGACGCTCTCATCCTTGACCTGTGCGACCGAGGTCCCGGCTACCGTGTAGAACCATGCTTTCGTGCCGTCCTCGTTGGTCTGTTCTTCCTGAAGCAGACCCCGGAGGGCATCCAACACATTGAGGCTGTGCTGCAGGAGGCCGCTCTCGCAGGAGAGGTGGAACTTCGTACTTGCGGGTGCTGTGTAGAAGTCGCTCTTGCGGATGTAGTCCATCAACTTGTCGATGCCGGGCCGCTTGACCTTGGCCATCTCCGATTCAAACCGGGCGATCAATTCTTCCTTGTCCATATCTTGTCTCCTTTGATGTGAGGGGGAAAGGCTGCGCCTTGGTACTCTCCTTTGGAGTCCATCCAGTAGCCTCCCTCGTTGGTGAATGAATCCGAATCGTTTCCCGGCTGGCCGTTCTGCCAGAAGAATCCTGTGATGTGGTTCCTGATCCAGCGGTGGCCGTCCGGGTAAACGTGCCAGAAGTTGTATTTTTGCCAGTAGGGTTCATAGGCTTCCTCGGTGCGGTGGTAAAGCTGCCAGACGAGGTCGAGGAACTTGTCATAGTCGAGGTCATCGATCAGGGCCTTTCGGTACTGGTCCATGAGGGCACCCGGCTGACTTTCCTCGGCAAGGACAGCGGCGATCTGCTGCGATAGCTGCCGATTCCCGGCGATGTCCTTTGGGTGCATCGGGAACGGCATCCTCTCCCGGAGCCGGGCGGCGAACCAGTCAGCAAGGTCGGCCATTTCTTTGGTCAGCTTCTGGTAGGCTTTGCCGTACTTCGTCTGGAGGACTTCCAGCGGCACCTGTTCACGGTTGGTCTTGAGCTTCCTGAAGGTATCGTTGAACCGGGCCATCATTTCCCGGTCGTCGTCCGAGGCGGGCATCTGCATCACTCCATGTATTTTTTGGCTTTGGGGTTCCATTTGAGGGTGGTCGCCTTGCCGCAATCGCCGCAGGGGTAGCTAAAATCCGCATCCTCGATGTTCGTCCGTCCGTAAGTGTGCCGACCGCAGCTGCAGTCGTATTCAAACAGCGCGGTGTTTTCCAGCGAGAACCTTGCGCCGCACGCCTTGCAGGTCCACTCGGTGCGGTAGTCCTTTGTGAAGGCGACAAACACATCGCCGCACTTCGGGCATTTCAGCCTCATCAAGCCTTTTGCTCCTGCGGGTGCCGCTGCCTTTTGGGGAGTTTCGGTGGGTACGAGTTTGAAGGATGCGAGATCCGGGCGGTAGCAGACGGCATCGAGTGCGTCATCGTGCGAGGGGGGGCTTTCCTCCGGCTCATCGGGTGTAGCTTCGGGCGGCTCCGGCTCGGCGAGTTCTTCAGGTTCCTGCTGCTTGGTCTTTTCGGTCTGCTCCTGAATGACGGTCTGAAGCGCAGCGGCATTCTGCTCGGCGTTGCTCGGTACCCCGGTCAGGCCGCTCTGAACGGCGAACTCTGCGATGTAGGCGTTCATCTGATCGGCGATGAGGTCTTTTGCCCGGAGCAGCTGCTGGGCGTTCTGGCAGGTGATCGTCACGTCCAGCCGGTCCTCGTACCCATCGTTGATCACCAGATGTGCGCTATAACTGTAATCATGCATTTTCTCAATCCTCCCAATTTAATGCTTGGCCACACAAGTGGCAGTATGTGACTTTGGAAGTGAGCGGGATGGGGGTCCATCTCCCGCAAGCCGGGCAACCAAAGTTAGCCTCATCAAGTAGCTTCGGCTTGATTGGGATTCGTTTCTTGAGCGCATCCATTCCCATCCGACAGGCTTCCTTTACGGTTTCGATGCTGTCGTAAGCTTCCCGGTGTTCCGGGTCGAGGATCTCGGCGGCCCGCTCGTAGGTCATTTCCATTTGCAATGCCTCCTGTTGTAGTTTCGGGTGCTTGTTTCACCTAATCGGTGGGAATAGGTGAAACGGCGTTTTGCCTTGTGGCCGTGCGGCTTTCTGGGTTCCGTTTCACCTGTTTCACCTATTTTGAAACACACACCGTATTTTTAAGAATTTTGCAATTTTGCACTAAAATCTTGCAAAATGCAAAAATGCGCAAAAACATATTGTATTTTGATTTTAGGTGAAATAGGTGAAACAATCTATTAAAAAGCCGCTTGGCTGCTTGACTTTTTCTGTTTCACCTAATGTTTCACCTAGCGTTTCACCTAATCTTAGGTGAAACAAATTTTAGAAAGGAAGGTCGTCTGTGTCGTCGATCACGGTGAAGTCGTCCTGCATCGTGGTCTGCGTGGCCGAGGTCTGGAATGGGGCCGCAGCCGGAGCCATAGGCGGTTCCTCTTGATCCATCTGATCTTCGAGTTCGTCCATCGGGTCCTTGTTCTCGGCCAGCTTGCCGATGAAGAACTCGACAAAGCGGCAGCTACGATCTCCGAATCTTCGCATGGTGGAGTAGGTGATTTTTCCGTTCTTCTCCCGGTACATACTGATCAGCCCTTTGTCGGCCAGATATTTCATGGTTTTTCGGGGGCTGTACCCAGCTTTCGTGAGGGCCTGATTCAGCATGGAGGGGAAAATATAGACCGTGTTGCCGCTCTCGTTCATCATGCCGAGGCAGGTGCCGATCACCTGTGTTCCGAAGTATGCCTTGTTCGACATGACCCAGTCCATGATGAACTGCGCAGCGTTTTCGTTCACGTCGGTTGAGTTGTTCTCTACCTGTTCCTCCAAAATGCTGGCAGCCATGATCTTGGCCTTTTTCCACGATTCCGGGTGGATGCCCAGCTGCTGCAGAACGTCGGCCTCGTCGGTTGGGTCGCCCTGCTGCTGCGTGTTGAAGAACCAGCTATCGATCATGGCATCGGCCAGAGCGACTGCGGAGATGCCGGAAACGTGAGAGCCGTTTTTGCCGTTGGCCATTGCGTGGACGTAACTCTGCATCAACTCGAAGGCATCACAAATGGTGCGCTCCGGGGTGGCGATGATCCTCTTGACGAAGGCCGGGCCAGCCCAGCCGCAGTCCATCACAGACTGTTGGTGCATCAATCCGGCATCCCGCTCGTTGTCGAACGGCCCGCCGTAAAGTTCCAGCACACGGGTGGAGACACCTGTTTGCGTAGTCTCGGTGCTGAGCGGTTCCTCGCCGGTGGCCAGAGCGACGGTGCGCCATTGCTGGGTGGCCTGAATGCCGCCGCTCTTTGCGCCTCTGATCTTGCCGGTGCCGGATGCGATCATGTAAACGATTTTTTCCAGTCCAGCCTGATTGTTGCCAGCAAGCTGCCGCTCATCGATGCCGAGGGGGAGGTCGCAGTAAAAGGCCGCCGTCCGTTCGAGGCCGACCTGCGTGGCGTTGAAGTTAACCATCAACCGCTCCGGGTCTCCCCATGCGGAGAGGGCCGCTTTCAGGGCTGCGGTCTTGCCGCCCTTGGAACCGCCCCAGTTGTACACGAAGAAGATGCGTTGCTTCACGATCCGCAGGAGCGGGGCGGCAAAGCTGGCTGCAAGGATGAACCTGAACTTTTGGCGGCTGCGGTGCGGGGCCATGTGTTCCACCCATTTCTCAAAGGTTCCGTTCTGGCAGTAGGCCGTGGCCATTGCCTTTTGGGATGGGTCAATGTCCAGCGTGATGCCGTCAGCGTGTCCGGGCACAAACCTGTTGCCGGGTTGCCATCCGAAGGTGGAGGTGCTGTCCTCTTTGGGGATGATGTCGATGTTCTCGGCCTCAAGACTTCCGAGGAAGCGGACCACCTGCTTCGAGTTCTCGCTGGTAATCGTGCAGCCGAGGTCTGCAAGGGCGGTGATGCTGCGGCTCTGGAAGATCACAGACCGGGGGTAGATGGCACTCTGCCAGACGCCGTCTCGCTTAAAGGCTACCTCTATTTTTTCTTCCCCGGTTTCGATGCTCTGGAGACGCTTGGTCAGAATGATCGGGGTGCGGCAGCAGAGGACCGGCTGGAACTTCTTTTCGTCGATCCGGCTGATTCCCTTGTCCGAGTAAATCCAGCCCTCCGGCTGTCGGAGGCTGATCGGTGCGCCGCTGATTGCTTCGGGGATGTCCTCTTTTTTGTAGTCCACAGGTTTTGCGGTTTTCAGGGCATCCCGGATTAGCTTGGCAGCCTGTTCCCGGCCATGCTTGATGTAAAGGTCGGAAGGGTCTTTTTCACCGAGAGCCTTGCAGCTCCACTCGTAGACCTCTCCCTCGTAGCCTCCATCCCGGAGGCCGGTGCAGATCTTGTGGATGAAGGTGTCGCCGCCGCCGTCCGGCTCGTGGTGCAGGTACAGCTTCAGGCCCTGAAGCACCGAGGACTGTTCCGGCTTGAACATTGAGGCCCCCGGCACACCGATGGCCGGGATGCCCATGTACCACAGGCTCTGCGTGTCGCTCTCGCCCTCAACCATGACCGCGTACCCGGCGTTGGCAAATTCAGGGATGCGCCACTCACCGTAGAGGCAGATCTTGCCGGAGCTGCCGGTGCGCCAGCGGAAGTCCTTGTGGGCGTACCGCTTGCGGTAGGTGGATTCTTCTCCGGCTGCGTTGTAGTAGGGAATGTAGAGCCATGCGGTGCCGTTGTTGCGGTCTTTCCGGGTTTCGAGGCGGCAGGTCTTGGCCAGCCATTCTTCCGGGAGGTGCTTTGCAAAGGCATACTCGGCAAGGCTGAAATCTTCGAGGACTGTGGTCTTTTCCTTTTTGGCGGGTTTCGGGGTTTCGGCAGCAACGCCGTATTTCTCCAAAATCTGCTTGTATGCCTCTTTTGTGTCTACGCCATGCAGTTCTGCCCAGAATGACACGAAGTTGCCGCCCCGGTCCTCTGCGAAGCAGTGCCACTTGCCGGTCTTGAGATCGACCGAGAGGCTGTTGTTCCTGTCCTCATGGAAAGGGCACAGACCTGTCAGCTTGTCCCCGGCGAGCTTGTATTTCTGAACCACGGCGGTGTACTCGGCACGGTAATCAACCACCTTATCAAGATCTATCTCTCTTGCCGCCATGCTGCCTCCACCGCCATTCTTTCTTGAATTTCATATCTGTTCCCCTTTATGCCTTAAGGGGAGCCGCCTCGATGCGGTTCCCCCTGCGGGCATGAAATTTTATAGGGCTGCTGCCTGATTAAACAAAGGGGAGATCCTTGTCTTTGTCGGTCACGTCGGTGAACTCCGTATCCGACACCTGAACGTCCAGTGCGCTTTCGTCTGCCGTCATGGTATTGCTGGAGGCCGAGGTGCTGTAGTCGTCCATCGTGATGGCAATTTCCTTGTACTTTGCCTTGATCTCCTGCCGCATGGCCTTGGCGGTCTGAGCAACTGCCGGGGGCAGGATGCCGCGCTTGTCGACCACCACGGTGGCGTAATTGATGCCGTTGGCGTTGGTGGCCTTGGCCAGCTTGAAGCCGACGATCAGGTTGGTGTAGGGGATGCCCTTGGAGGCCATGATGCGGGTGAGAGCCTTGTTCACTTCCTTGATGCTCGTGGGCGGCACCGTAAGAAGATAGAGGTTCGGGTCGTTGCTGCGCATGAGGTAGATCCGGCGCATATTCTTGCAAGCCTTGCCCTTGCCGCCATTCGGGTCGCTGCCGTACTGGTTGCAGGGGCACTTGTCGCATTCGCAAATCTCGCCGGTCCGAATGTTCAGGCCAGACTTGCCGTCCATGCTGGAGCAGACCGGGATCTTGTCCTCCGGGTTGGTGCTGCTGCCGAAAGCGTTCGGCCAGTAGCCGTTCATGCGGTGCGTGAATACAATCACGCCATCGATTTCCTTGGGGTAGTCCTCATCGCCGTCCTCGTCGCCCTGCACCGTGAAGGCAAGGCTGCCGCCAGAGGGAATCTTGATGGTTCGGCAGTTGATGCCGGATTCATCGTCCAGATCGTCCATCTGATCCTTGAGTTCGGCTGCCAGTTCCGGGTCGAGACCGTCGTAGGCGGTGGTCAGGGCGAAGTTCTCAACGGGAGCCAGTTCGGTGCTCTTTTTTGCGGTTGCCATAGTATGTGTCCTCCTATTTATTCTTCATCGTCGGCTTCAACGTCGGCGGGTTCGGCTTCTTCAAAACCATCATTTTCTGCCGCTGCCTGTTCCAGCGGGGTGGGGGTGTCGTCTTTGCGCTCGGCTTCGTAGAGGTCGTTCATGGTGCGCTTCGTCTCGGCTGCCATGACAATCGACAGGGAGATCAGCTCGCTGACCCGGTTGTGCAGGGAACTGACCGCCTCGACTGCCGGGTAGTTGGGATTCGCCAAGGTGCTGAGAAGGGTGTCCATGTCATTCCGAACGGACTTGACCTTTGCGCTGATCCGAGTGAAGTTGTCGGCGGCGATGCCGTATGCCTCGTGGCGGTTGCGCACGGCGGGCGGGTTGTAATCCTTGAGCATATCGTAGGTATCATCGATCACGCTGGCCACCCGGCAGTCCACGTCCTGCTGGAGATTGGTGCGCAGATCCATCTCGGTCTGCTGGTAGTTCTGGTTTGCCATTATTTCTTTCCTCCCTTGGTGGCCCGGCTGCTATCACGGCGGCGGGTGATGTCGTAGGTGTCGAAGATGCTGATGCACTTGGCGAGGTCCTCGCTCAGGCCGTCGTTTTCCTCGACGTATGCCTTGATGGTGGACTGGAGGGTGCGGGTGTTCACGCTCTCCACGATGATGTCGCCGAGTCCCTCTTCCCGGAGAGTCTCGAAGAAATTGATGCCCTCGCTGGCCAGCTCCGCTTCGGACTTCTTGTTGTAAATGGTCTTGGGGGTCAGGGTGAACTTGAAGCCGCCGACCGAGATCGAGGGGCAGTCATCGTCGATCATCTGCTGCGAGATGTTCGCTTTGGCTTCCTCGATCAGGGCGTTGTTGGCCTTGACCTCATCGGCCAGTTCTTCCTTGCGCTCCAGAAGGCTCTGGTAATCGCGCACCATGTCTAACAGTGTCATTTGTGTTCTTCCTTTCTGTTCAGGCGTTCCTTTTCGTATTCCCGCCAGAGGTTTTCGGCGGCGATCTTGCCCATAAAATGTTTATAGGCGAAATCCTTAGTTTTCAGGGGAGCGTTGTCCACCGGGCTGGGGAAGTCGATGGTGAACTTGTCCTCCGGGAAAATTACCCGGAGCCATTTAAGCTGGTAGCTTTCGCTCCGCTTGAGGCCGTGGCAGGTCCAGTAGTCCCGGTTGTTGGCGGTGGCCGCTGCTGCATCATTCCTGCCGTAGGTCGTCATCGCCATGAGTAGCTTCTGGAAACGCTTCTTGCTGCCACAGCGGAGGGCGTTGTCCGGGTAGATGTAAATGTCGAGGCGTTCCAGATCGGCACCGTCTGCGGAGCAGGTCGGTACAAACCTTTCGATGGTGGCTGCGCAGAGGTGGAAGAGAGGAATATTAACCTCACGGTTAACTTGATCATATTCCGAGGTCGTCGTGACGCAGATCTCCCTGTCGCCGATCGGCGCATGGATGGTGGTCTGGATCTCCACATGGTGAAGATCAGGGATGGTTACGGTAGGCTTTTCACTCATTTTTGTATCTCTCCTTTTGCTCTTGCTCTGCCCGATCGTCAGCTTCGCCAGCTTTCCAGCAGAGAAGGTATCCAAAGGCTCCGATGGCTGCGAGGGCTGCGATGGTCAGGATTGCTCCAAGCATTGACGGCGCACCTCCCATTCCGCATGGTCCTCTGCGCACTGGTGGGCACGAAAAAACAACGGGCTTTCGTTGTCATTGATGACATTTCGGTCGTCCCAGTATTCGTTTGCCCCGACTTTTCGAGGATCTGCTCTGTAGGCTTTGCGCCACTCCGGGAGGTTCTCATTGACAGCGTCAAACGTCAGGCCCCAGCCTGCGCAAGCGGCGACGGCCCTTTCCAGTGACCGCCCCTCCCGGCAGGTCCAGAGAATCAGCTTTGCGCCGTTGCTCTGTTCTTTCAGGGCTTGATGGATTGTGTCCCAGTTCGGATCTCCAATGTCGGGGTAGGCGTTCTGGCAGAGGATGCCATCAAAGTCGATTGCGATGGCATAGGGAATTTGCGAAGAATCAACCATTGCTCTCATCCTTTCTTTTCTTTTTCGGGGTGCCCGCTTCCGGGCGGGTGGTTTATCCTCAAGCTGCCCGCCGGGCGGTTTCCCCTCGGCGATAGCTTTGAGCAATTTTTGGTAGGCATCGTACACCGCCAGCTGCTGCACCATGTGCTGATACTGAGCCAGCTCTTTCGGGGTGCCGTCTAAAACCGGGGTGCCGTCCACGATGTAGATTTTCAAAAGAACTGCCTCCAGTCATCGACCACCGTTTTGGCGAGATCCTCTTTTTTGCTCAGGGACTTGAGGATGGTGCTGTCCACGGTGTTCTCGGCTACGAGGTGGATGTATGTGCAGGTGTTGCGCTGGCCGATACGGTGGATGCGGGCGAGGCTCTGCGAGTAGGTGGCGTAGTTGAATGTGACGCTGTAGTAGACGCAGGTGTCGGCTGCGGTCAGGGTGATGCCGGTGCCCGCCGTGTCAATCTGGCCGACGAGGACCATCGTGGAGGGGTCTTTCTGGAACTGCTGGACGATGTCGCCCCGCTGCTCTTTCGGGATGGCTCCGTAAATGGCCACCGTTTTCATGCCGCTCTTTCCGATGATGCTCTCCGACCTTTTGATGATCTCCAAGACCTCCGGGATGAACCGTGCGAAGATCACCAATTTCTTCTTGCCCTCCAGAACGTAGTCTTGGATGATGTCCGAGAGGGCATCGAGCTTCCCGGTGCTGACCAGCTCCGGCTTGGCTGCATCGTCGGCGACCAGAAAGCCGCCAGTGAACTGCTGCAGCCGCAGGAGTTTGGTCAGGACTGTGGTGGCTGTGATCTTCCCGCCGTTGTCCAACTCGGTGAAGCTGTCCCGCCGCAGACGGTCGTAGATGGCCCGCTCTTTGGCCGAAAGGATGATGCTCCGGGTCTGGAACGTCTGCTCCGGCAAGTCCAGGGCTTCCTCTTTGGTCACCCGGTAGGCGATGGAATGCTCTTTGCGGATGAGTTCGTCGAGGTCCTTGTACTGGACGATCTGCTTGCGGTTGAAGCCGCCCATCACGGCGTAGCGGTTGCGGAAGGCGTAGAAGTTGGTGCCGAAGATGGTCGGGTCGAGGAAGCGGTATTGACTGAAAATGTCCACCGCCTCGTTCTGCACCGGGGTGCCGGAGAGAATCAGCTTATACCGGGCCTTGTCGCCCAGTTGGTGCATCGATTTGCTCTGTGCTGCATCGTGGGTCTTGATGCGCTGGCTCTCATCGGCGATGATCAGGTCGGCATCGTACTCCATCAGCTTATCAAAGATGCCGTCCCGCCACGTTGATTCGTAGTTGATGACGGCCACCTTGAGGCTCTGGAAGGGAAACGCTTCGAGATCGGCGAGGGCCTTGAGACGTTGGGGCTTTGTGCCCAGCAGCGTCTTGACCGTGTACCTGAAGTCGGCGTAGTCTGCAAATTCTTTCGGCCAGACGGCGCAGACGGAGGTGGGGGCCACGATCAGCACCCGCTTGATCTTGCCGAGTTTGTACCCGGCCCCGGTGACGGCGATGGCTGTCAGGGTCTTGCCGCAGCCCATCTCAAAAAGGAAACCGAAGCCTTTACCCATCGTTGCCACCGACTTTCTTCATACCTTGAAGATCTGCGAGACCCACGCTGCCATCATCGCAGTGGTGGATGCCAAACAGCGAGGGAGACCGTACTTCGTTGAGTCCTTTCCTCACGCCACTGTGATACATGGCGATGTCGAACACATCAGCGTAGGCGTTGTTGATGTTCGGGGTGCCCACGCTCTGAAAGGTTTCCCCGCAAAGGCGGCACTTGTAAGTAGAGATGAATTTTCGGATGTTCATTGGTTTGCCGCCGCCTTTCCTGTCCATGCGCACTCGCTGCACACGAACTTTGCTCTGGGATAGACCTGCTTGACCAGTTCGGCGTTCCCGGTCTGAAGCCAGCAGTCCTGCCCGCAGATCGGGCAAGTGGCGGGCTTCCATTCCGGGTTGCAGGGGTTAGGCACGATTCTGCGCAGGGGCATGGTGGCGAAGATGTGCCTGTTTTCGGGCAGGGGCTGCTTGGTCTTTTCGACCCGCATGAATGTTACCTTTTGTCTCATCTGATTGCGCCTCCCAACAGTCGGGTACCGCACCAGTGGCAGTGCGAGTGGTGCGGGTTCACCCTGTGATTGCAGTCCGGGCAGTGCCATACGCCGTCCTTTTTGACCGGCTGCGATGGCACCTCGTACTTGGCGTGGAGGTTGCCCCAGTCCTGCAGGAGTTTCTTGCTCTGTGCGATGTAGCTGATTGCCTCGTCCACCGAGAAGCAGTTTTCCTCGCAGAGTTTCTTGATGATCTCGGTGGCTGCATTGCAAGCGTCCACGTCGTCCTGCCAGATCTTCTTGTCGGGGTCCTGCTTCCCCTCGCCGGGGAGAAAGGATGCGCTGTTGTCCTTGATGCTGTCGATCTGGCAGAGCAGCGAGGACAAGCTCATTTTGTGAATATCGCTCATGTTGTGTTTCCTCCGTTCGGGTCAACCCACCCGAAAACCATTGCGGCCATGTTTGCGCCACGGACTTGATGCCGGAAAAGTTTCATCTTGACCGGGTAGTCCAGAAGCGGATCAGGGTTGTCGTTCATGCGCTCCTGATCGACGGCGGCTGCCGTGTCGTGGAGGCTCTGGCGCAGGGCTTCAATGTGGGGCGGCAGCTTGACGATGCTGGACAGCTTGTCCAGAAGTTCGATGTCTGCGGTGCCGGAGAGGGTCTGCGTGGTTTTCGACCACTTCATCTTGCCCCAGCTTTTGATCACCGTGAACTGGACGTTGTCGGCTTCTTTGATGAGCAGGGTGTTTTCTTTCAGGGCCATTTTCAAGATTTCCTCATCCTCTCTGCAGCCAGCTGTTCACATTGTTTTTCGGCTTCCCGGCACTGTTGGTCATGTTCAAACAGCAAGTCCGCATATTCGTTTCCGACACGCCGGATTGCCGTTTCGAGCATCTCCGTTACAAGGTCGTGGTACTTGTTATCGCCAGCCTTGCGGCTGTTCTGGGCGGCCTCACGAGCTTCCCATAGGTCAAGCAGTTTATCTCGTTTGTCGGCGGTGATCTCATCGTAGCCGTAGGCATTCTGAATCTGCTCCACGCTTTCCCAGCCATCCAACTCTGAGAACGGGTCGGATTCGGCCTTTGCCATACTGCGGGCTTTGGTCTTTTTCTTGACGTGCCGGGTTAGGCCGTCTTGGATTGCTGCGCGGGCATCGTCCATTGCTTTCCGAATGGCCTTGGCCTCGCGCTCTTTTTTGAGCTGGTCCGGCTGACTGGCCCATTCTGCCATCAGCTCAGATTTGGTTTTTGGTTTCATCTGCTTACCCCCATTGTTCGGACATTGCTTTTGCCACGCCCTGAAAAGTTTTGGCACGATTTTTTGCACGGTCAGTGGTAAATATGCCCTTATGTTGCTCACCGTGCTTATGCGAGTAAGAGCCAGACGGGCACCATGTCGCGGTAGGTTCTACGATGTTTGTCGGGTGTAGCGGCGGCACACCGCGCTCCCACAGCAACGTTTTCTTGCTGTATGGGTGTCCATATTCATATGGCTGGATTGCCTGCGTAGGCTTCGGATAGTCAAAAATCTTGCTGGGGGTAGGATTCTCAATCACCACTTTTTCGCAATCTGCCGCCCACACGGCAAGAAAAAGCGCCTTGCCGCACAATCCCTCATAATACCGGGAAAGATTGAGCTTTCCTCCCTTGTACAAGTGCCTTGCTCCCGCGTTGCTCGTCTTTGTGCAGGGGACAAATGCGATAATCATATCCCAGCGGGGCACATCATGCGCAATTCCGTCCATGGTCACGACCTGCCCCCCCCCTCAATAGCCTTTAGGCAGTCACCGAGAATATGCCATTCTGGGTGCCCGCCGGACGGCTCAATCAGGTCGCAGGAATAGGCTTCGTGGCCTTTTTCCCGAAATGCCTTACAAACTTCCTGTGATTCCTCACAGGCGATAAGCACTTTCATCTGTCCGCACCTCCGTTCGCTCCCATGTACCGCTTGCGGCCTTTTTCCCGATGCCGGTCCTCATGGTCGCGGTGATAAACACCGACGTGCCCGGTCATGGCTTGGTTGTAGGCGTTCTCGGCTTTCAACTCCTGCTTGTACTTCTGGTACTGCGGGCAGGTATCGTGGCAGATCGTGTGTCGGTTTTGGCAGTCCTTGCAGAAAGACTTAACCATGGATGTGAATCCTCCCATCTTTCCAAGCCCGGTATTTTCCGTAGCTCACGCCCAGCCGCTCCGCTTCCCGGACATCATTCTGGAGGGAATCCTCCGGGGCGTGTTTCGGCTTGGTCCGTTCTACGACCTCCAGCTTGTTGTTCTGAGCCTTTTTTCGGTCATGCTCGATCTGCCGGATGCGGAGGCAGGAATCGCAGAGCGTCTTGTTGCTGGCGACTCCGACCATCTTCTTTCCGCAGCGGATGCAGGTCCGCGTCCATTTAAGGCTTTCAGCTTTCGCCACGGTCAACCCCTCCGTTCCTGCTTCGGATACTCAGGGTTTCGGGCGTGGTTCCGGGTGATCTTGCCGTAGCCTTTCGGCTTACTCCACATCTTCCAAAGCTGGCGGCGGGCATCCTCCGAGACGATCCAGCCGGTGCAAGCCAGAAGCCCGATCAGGGCGATGGAGAGGCTAAAATAAAATGGTGCCCTTGCTGCTGCCCTGCCCCAGTCGTAACCGAAGCGCATCAAGATCTGGGTGGTGGTGTCCACTCCGAAGTTGAACGCCTTGCCAAGAACGGCGAGGACTGCTGCGACTGCTGCGGTAATGGCGGCGGTGACTTTTGCGTTTCTCATGTATCCTCCTTTCGGTTCAGGCGATGCCCTTGGCGGCCCGATCCGCTTTCCAGCGTTCGTATTCGGCCCGGATCTCTGGGTTCTGAAACTCTCGCTGGATGGCATCAAAGACCAGCTGGCCGATGTTGGCCCGCTCTGCTTTGGGTATCTTCTTGGTGTCAAGTCGGGGCATCGTGCCGGTGGTCGGCACGGCCTTGAGGTTCTTTGTGCTGGCCATCTGGCATGGCTCCTTTCTTACTGGGTATCGTCCGGCTGAGGGTCATCGAACTGGTATTCGACCTCTACACGCTGGAGGGCAAATTCAATCAGTTCAGTGGCGATGCTGGAAATGGAGCGACTCGTTCTGAGGGCTAACTCCTGCACCTGCTTGTGGCAAGCCGGTGAAAGCCGGACGAGGCAGTTGCCGCTGGGCTTTTCTGCGCTCTTAATGATGCACTTATCCATGTGTTCTCTCCTTATTTTTACGTCCTGCCGAGAATGTGGTCGGTGGTCGTATCGAAAAGCCGTGCAAGGTTTACGAGGTCGTGAGCCTTTATTTCCAGCCGCCCATCCTGCCATCCTTGCAGCTTTTCAGGCTTAATGCCGAGGGCGATGCACATCTTTCTCTTGCTCAGATGTGCTTTTCGCCGCTCAGCTTCGATGTTGGGGAATCTCATGCAGCACCGCCATTCGCGGTGGCCTTGTTGATTCTGGCCGCGATCTCGATGCCAATGATTACGGATTCGGTATTCTGAATGACGGCATCCCGCTTATCTTCAGGGACGCGAGAGAGAAGCTGCATGAACCGTTCTGCATCGGCAAGCTGTTGAGGGGTGTATTTGCTGGTGTCCTTTGCGTTCATCATGGTGTCAACCTCCTTTGCTTTGGACTATCTAAATTATAACTTAGACAGCCTAAATTGTCAAGCAATAAATTTAGATTATCTAAATTTTTACCTTGCTTTACCATGCCGAATGGTGTATAATTAGGACAAGGAGGTGAAAACGAAAATGGAAACCATTGCTGATCGAATCAATGAAATCCTTAAAATAAAAGGAATCAAGAAAACCGAATTTGCAAAGCGGATAGGTATCAGCGATTCCAGCGTTTCTACCATGTGTTCTGGCAAGTCAAAGCCGAGCGGGCAAACGATTACAATGATCTGCCGGGAATTTGGAGTGAACCCTGAATGGCTACGGGATGGCGTTGGAGAAAAATTCATTGCTGCTCCGTCCGCTCCGCTGGATATGATGGCGAGAAAATATCGGCTCAGGCTGAAAGATTACGTCTTAATTGAGAAGCTGGTTAATTTGAGCGAAGCTGAGCGTGACGCTCTGTACCGTTTCATGGTTGATGTAATCGCTGCGTCTACCTCTTGTGGGGCAGATCCCAATAGCTATGTTTTTGAGGAAGGAACGCCAAGCCCGGAAGAAACAGCCGCTGCTGAGGCGGCTTATGAAAAGAGCTTAGGTATTGCGCCGAACACGGCTGCATCTGCTTCGAGTACCACCGAAGACACGGCCTGAGTCGACTGAAGAAATAGGTATCTAGGTAGTGGCTGAGGGCCTCCCCCTGTGAAGCCAAAAAAGAAAGAGGGAGAGCCGTCCGTGTGGGCAGCTCTCCCTTTTTAATGTGGAAAGGATGGCAATACTTATGGTGTGGTCTGAAATCTGGGATTCTTCTATTCACTCCCTGCCGGAGCAGGTGAAGCGTCGTCTGAACGGCGAGAAAATTAAAGCGGATGCGATCACGGTCAATGTGGAAGATCAGACGGCGGTGGTCGTCGGCTCTGACCCTGAACCGTACCGGGTTTCGCTGTCGGAGTGTTCCTGCTTCGATTTTGCCAGCAGGGAGTTGCCCTGTAAGCACATCTACCGTCTGGCCTCGGAACTTGGAATGCTGGAGGACTGGCCGAAGGTCAGCCGTAGCGGAAGCAAGGCTGCGCTGGAAGACGCACAGGCTGAAATTGAGCGGTGGAGGCAAGAGTTCCTTGCTGGGAATATCTCAGCGAAGAAATACGTTAAAATTGCGGATGCTCTCATGTCCAAATAAAAAGCCGCCCTCGGTGGGCGGCGGGAGGTTGCTCTGAATGTGTGCAAAAAAGAAACCGGCTATGCTTGAGCCGGATATGCAGGATGCCGTGATCTACACTCGGTACTCGTCCCATAACCAGCGGGACTGTTCCATCGAGCAGCAGGTGGCGGACTGCGAGATTTTTGCCCGGCAGAACAGCCTCCGGGTGGTGAAGGTCTACGCCGATCGGCATCTGTCTGGCACTACCGATAACCGCCCCCAGTTCCAGCAAATGCTGAAGGATGCCGCTCACGGCCACTGGGCTTATGTGATCTGCTGGAAGATCGACCGCTTTGCCCGGAACCGCTACGACTCGGCCACATACAAGTTCCGGCTGAAAAAGGCCGGAGTGCGGGTCCTCTATGCAAAGGAGTCCATCCCGGACGGCCCGGAGGGGATTCTGCTGGAATCCGTGCTGGAGGGGTCTGCTGAATATTACAGCGCAGCCCTCGCTCAGAATATTCGCCGGGGCATGAAATACAACGCCGAGCAGTGCAAGGTGAACTCCGGCTCCATCCCTTTCGGGTACTGCAAGGGGCCGGATGGCCGCTTTGCCATCCATGAAGCAAACGCCGAGGTGGTGCGAGAGATCTTTCGCAAGGCTGCGGCGGGGATGCCCTTTGTGGACATCGCCAACGATCTGAACAGCCGGGGGTTGAAAACCAGCCGGGGCGGACGGTGGAACAAGGGCAGCTTCCGGCTGTTGATGAACGAGGCCTATATCGGGGTATATCACTTCTCGGACACCCGCATCGAGGGCGGGATGCCCGCTCTCATCGATCAGGGCACCTTTTGGGCGGCGAATGAGCGGCTGAAAGCAAACAGCAGCGTCCGGGGCCGTCACCAAGATGGCGGGGACTACCTGCTGACCGGGAAGCTGAAGTGCGCCCACTGCGGGTCCTACATGATCGGCTTCTCCGGCACCGGGAAGAGCGGCGAACTGCATTACTACTACGGCTGCCAAAAGCGGCGGCGGGAGCGGGCTTGCAAAAAGGCGAACGTGCCCCGCGAGTGGATCGAGCGTGTGGTCGTGAAGGCCGCTCTGGACTACGTCCTCCGGCCTGACGTGATGGAGTGGATTGCGGATGCCGTGATGGAGTATCAGGAGCGGGAGGCGGCCTCGGCACAGCTTGCCGCCCTGACCGCCGAACTGGAGGAAACCCAAAAGGCCACCGACAATGTTATGAAGGCCATCGAAGCCGGAATCATCACCTCGACCACAAAGCAGCGGCTTCTGGATCTGGAGGCCAAGGCCCAAGATCTGAAGCGGGCCATCGAACTGGAAAAGTTGAGCCACGTCCGGCTGGAGCGTGATCAGGTTCTCTTCTGGCTGGATCGCTTCCGGGGCGGCAGCTTGCAGAGCCAAGAGTTCCGGCGCAAGGTCATTGATGCCTTTGTGTCGGTGGTCTACCTGTCCGATGATCACCTGCGGATTGCTTTCAACTATTCAGGGGGTTCTAACGCCGAGGCCGACTTCGACCTTGTCATGGACGCGGAGGCGGCGGCTGGCGAACTGTCCAAAAAGTTCGCACAAGGTCACGTCACCTCCACCAACCGCAACGCGGTAGAACCCTCGGAATTTGACGTTGTATCGTCATCTTCCGGGGGCTTTTTGTTTGCAGAAATGGGTAAAATCACCCGCTCAAAGTCCCCGGTTTTCTGGTCGGTTATATTAAACTTGACCTCTGCCCGATCCTCGTACAGCAGGATGGACGAAACGAACGTATCCAGGATGCGGCGGCGGTACTCTTCGTCCACCTCGTCCTCTTCCCGGCGGAACTGCTCGAACATGAACGTGAGCGCTTCCCGGCTGAACTGGGGCGGCGTGGGGGCGTTGTTGATCTCGCCCAGGGCAAAGGTAAGCTGGGCTTCCTGTTCTTCGAGAGCGCGCAGGCGGGCCGCAAGGCGGGCGCTGCCGCCCTCTTCGATGGCCTCAAGGATATTGTTCTGCTTGCGGCGGCACTCGGCCAGCTCTGCTTCCAGAGCGTCCCTCTCCGGGTTGCCTTTCGGCTCCTGCTCCTTGGCCTGCAATTCCATCATGCAGTCCACGATCTGAGAAATCTTTTCCGGGGTAAGGACGTACTTTGCAACGCCGTCCACGATGATCTGTTCCAGGTAGTTCTTTTCAATGGAGGTCTTGGGACACTTCTTCTCGACGTGCTGGGTGCAGGTGTAGTAGTAGTGCTTGCTCCCGGTGTGGCCCGTGGCGCTGGCTCCTTTCATGGCATGGCCGCACAGGCCGCAGTCCAGTTTACCAACAAGCACATAGTCAGCCCTGGGCGCACCCTTGCCGCCGCCGTGGGCGCGGTTAAAGGCAAGCTGGGTCTGGCAGCGGTTGAACAGCTCCCGGTCGATCATGGCAGGCACTCCCCCCTCAATGCGGATGTCGGCGTACTTGTACACACCAAGATACATCTCGTTGGTGATGATCCGGCAGATGGAGTTCTTGTTGAACGGATTGCCACGGCTGGTGCGGTAGCCGCGGGCGGTCAATTCCCGCACAATGTCGGCGGCGGTAGCCCCGGCAGCGTACTGTTCAAAGATGTACCGCACGGCGGGGGCCTGCTTCTCGTTGATGCAGTAGTGCTTGTCCGGCCCGATGTCGTAGCCAAAGCTGCGGTTGCCGCCCAGGGCAATGCACTTGAGCGCGCTTTCCCGCTGGCCGCGGCGGAGTTTCTGCGCCAGCTCGGCGGAGTAATACTCGGCCAGGGATTCCATCAAACCCTCAATGATAATACCCTCTGGGCCGTCTACCACCGTCTCGGCGGCATACAGAATCTTGACCCCGTTCTTCCGCAAGCGGGTCTTGTAGATGATGGAGTCGTAGCGGCTGCGGGCGAGGCGGTCTGTTTTCCAGCAGATCACAGCGTCGAAGAGGTGACTGTCGCTGTCGGAGATCATCTGTTGGAACGCCGGGCGGCTGTCACTCTTGCCGGAAATGTGGCGGTCGATATACTCATGGACGATCTTGTAGCCGTGGGCTTTGGCGTAGGCCTCACAGTCCCGGCGCTGACCCTCAATGCTCTGCTCGGTCTGCTGGCCGCCGTTGGAGTAGCGATAGTACGCCACCAGCCGCAGGCCGCCCACCTCTTGCAGTTTCTTTTTGCGAGGCATAAATACCACCTTTCAAGTAGTTTTAAGTTTGTTGCAAGCCGTTGCAAGTTCTGGGGAAAATAAATCTTTCCACACTTTCAACAGTCAAAAAGTTAAATTCATTTCCGAAATATCATATCTGGGAGCCATTTATATAAGTAGAGTTGCACGTTTAGGTTCAACTCGTTCCAAAACGCCCTGTCTTTTCTGCGGAGAAGATGGGGCGTTTTTATTTGCCATACACGAAAAAGCCTACCGGGCTGTCCCCCGGTGGGCTTTTTCTTTTTGTGTGCTGAATTTTACTGGTGCTTCCTGCGCCATTCAGCGGCGGCACGGTCAAGCACTAACCTATGGAAGAAGATTCTTTTCCCCCACTGGCGGCCTCGTCGGCCTGCTCGGCGTTGTACCGGGCTACCTCGTCCTGCACGTTGACAACGGCAGCGGCCACATCGTCGGACACATCCACCCGGCGGGGCGGCTGTGCGGCAGGCCCGCCAAAGACCTTGCGCATCTGCGTAAGGAACAGCGTGCGCTCCTGCGGGGACAGATCGAGAAAGTTCTCAATCACCGAAACCTGCTCTTTGTCCAGGCTGTACTCGGCGGCCAGCCGATCCAGTACAGTTTCCCGTGTCTGCTCGAACATCTCCCCCTCGCCAGTGCGGAGCCAGTGTTCATTGACCCCGAACTCGCGGCAGATAGAAAGAACCGTTCTATCGGAAGGGGTGGCTTTGCCACTCTCGAACAGACTGATAGAAGAAGTAGTCATACCGATGCGCTTCGCAAATTCGGCCATGGTTAAATCAGCCTGTGCGCGTACAGCATGGATTCTGCTTTTCACTATATTGTCACCTCCTTTAAGGCAATTATAGCACGAAAAGTTTAATCATTCAACAAAAACAGGAAAAAACCCTATTGACAATATTAAATGATTAAACTATAATGAGGCTATAAATTGAATCACTCAACAAAAAAGGTGGTGAAGAGAGATGCAAGAAGAGAAAAGTATATACGCGGATATTCTGAAAAGTGCGATTAGCTGGCGTGTGCGCGATATGTACAACCTCTACGGAACGATTCGCCGTGTACTATTTGAGGGACGCAAGGCGGAACGGGCTGCAATGCTGTCCGAACTGATAAAGATGCAGGGCGGGAACATCGGTGGGTCGGCAAAGGTCGAAACGCCGGACGATCGCCTGAAACTTGCCCGCGAGCTTGAGAACATCGACGACGGAGAAGAAGTTGTTCTGTTCAAGGACAAGTCCGGCAAGCTGGTCTGGGTCAGACTGAACGGCGAAAAGTGGGCGTAAAAAAGCTCCCGCTTCTTCCACAAGCAGGAGCTTAGAAAAGAAAGATGCTCAAATCAGAGCTTCAATCTTTTTGCCGTCAGTCGTCAGCTTTCCGCACTGGTCGCAGAAACGAACGCCGGGAGCAAAAGAAAAATGCTCCTTATGACGTTTGCAATCTGGATTGGTGCAGAAGTTTTCAGAACTGACATTCAGAGATGCGCCGCAGTTGGAACAGAATTGAGCGTCCGAACCAACAGCGGAACCGCAACGAGGACAGATAGGCATTTATAATCACCCCCTTTCCGCCTGCCACGATTATAGCACGGCGGGAAGAGACGGACAACATTAAAGAGAGGTGAGGCAGATGGAAAACCCGGCAAAGTTTCTGTGCCAGAACAAGGGCAGGGACATGAACGACAAAACAATGAAAGCCCTTGCCAATGACATTCTCGCAAAATGTCAAGAGCAAGAGCTTTCCTACGCAGAGATGCGGACACTCATTATTATGCTGTCTGGCCGTTTGGAAAGTGCCCAAACAGCATTGAGAGATTTGCCGATCTCAGTCGTAGGGATTACACCTTTTTGATTTCGGCAAGAGCAATGTCAAAATTGGCGGGGTCCATTGCAGAGTAGAGCGCAATGTAACCAGTAAAGGTGTCCAGAGCGTAAGCGGCGGGGTTTTCGGAGAGAGGAATCCCCTTTGCAAGCTCTGCGGCGGTAAGCTGCATGGACAGATCGTAGACGAGTTTTTGGCGGTCAGTCAAAATAATCACCTCCTTTCCTGCCCTGATTATAGCACGGCGGAAAGGAGCGGACAACATTAAAGGGAGGTGAAGAGGATGCAGGGCTACGGCGTGAACATCGTGGTTGAGGGCGGAGAACTGGAAAAGATTCTTGCCCGCCTGTCTGCCGCACAGGAAGAAATTCAGCAGTGCTATTTTGAACTGGAACGCCTGGGCGTGCTGGTAATCAAAAAGCCGTCGGACGAATCCGACGGCAAAAAGGATCACTGATCCTTTTCCAGAGCATCAACAAACGCTTCCATTAGTTTTGCAGTCTGCTGGATCAGTTTGTTGATGTCGCCCACCGTTGCAGGCTCCGAAGAGCTGCCGCTTGACGGTGTGGCGTAGAACTTGAAGTGCTTAATGGCCTGTCGCATGGCCTGTGTATCAGCCAAAAAATCACCCCCTTTCCTGCCCTGATTATATCACGGCGGACAGGGGCGGACAACATTAAAGGGAGGCGAAGAGAGATGCAAGAAGCAATGACGCGGCCACGCCGCGAGGGATACAATGCCGTGATCGACACGGCAAAGGGTATCTTGCGGATGGTGAGGGCAAACAAGGAAAGACTGCCGGATTGCAACTACTCCGGGCTGGAAGCAACGGCGGAATTTTTGCTTGATGTTCTGGATGTGCATGAAAAATGCCGGATCGTAATAGAGTACGACCCGGCAGAGGACCGCACGGCGGTCTACCGCACAGAATTTGAGGGAAAGCCGATCACATTTAATGAGTATCAGCCTGACCAGAACGAGAAATCAGACGGCAACCGGCAGGAGGGGATGGGCAACACGAGGGGGCGAAGCGGACGTGACGCTGAAACCTGAACACATTGTAGAAGAGTTGAACAGAACGCCGAAGTTGAAGCGCGACCTCATTATGAAGATGATGGAGGTCATGCTGGACAGCGAAGCGTTTCTGGAAGCGTACCCGACATTATATGATCCGCGCATTGCAGACGTTGACCTTGAATACAGGGAAAAGGTCTGCGAGGAAATGGCGCAGATCATCGTGCGGCTGTTCCGCAAAAACAAAGTGCGCCCGGACGATGCAGAGAAAGTGCTCGACCGGGCGCGGGAAGATTATCTGGGAACGTATGTCCACTCGGACAAGTCGTGAGGAAGCTCTTCCAGATCGGAAGCGGCGGCGCAGCCGGTGGCACGGCAGTACACGTTGTCGGCTTCAACCTGCGGAGTTGGGCAGGCTTCCCAGATAATGCCGTTGTACAAAAATCCGTATTGACCATCATCTGTGCGGACGATGTACAGCGGGCCGATGGAAGAATTGTACACCCACATATATAAATGCCTCCTTTCCACCACGATTATAGCACGGCGGGAAGGGGCGGGCAACAAGGAGCGTGAGAGCGTGGCAGAAAAACTGGAAAGCATGGATGAAGCAACCATGAGAGAAAAAGTGATGTTTCTGTATGGATACTACACGGGTTGCGCAAAAGCGGAAGAGGACGCTATCTTTCAAGAGCTTTACGTTGGAATTGCGCAAGATTTCGCTTGGATACTCGGAATCAAAGAAGGTGAAAAAGAAAATGAGTGAGAAAGAAAAGATGAAGAGTGAAGAGATTGCCAAGGTGCTGGCGGAGAACCCGACGGCCAAAATCTACCTGGCGGGGCTGGCCCAGGGCATGAAGCTGGCAAAGTCTATGGAGCCGGAGGCAGAACAGCCCGCCCCGGCGGGCAAGGAGGCAGCCAATGAATAAGTTTACGACATTGGCAGTGGTCGTCGTGGCGGTTTGCACGGTAACGTACACCATCGTAACGATGATCCGCAATCACCGTCGGTACGTCCGGCAGAAAGAAGCCCTTGACCGCTGGTTCTCTGCATACAAAAAGGCCCAGGAAGAGAGGCGCGGCAAATGGCAGTAACGGGAGTGCTGAAAAAGTGCGCCGACTGCGGCACAGTATTTGTAGCCGAAAACCCGGCAAGCAAATACTGCCCCTGCTGCTCTGCACGCCGGAACATCCCCGGCCCAGCCCGTGGGAATGGATACCGAAAGCCGCCCACGGATGCCCTGACACTGGACGTTCGGGCGGCGGATGCCGCGGGGCTTTCCTACGGCGTGTGGCGCGCACGGGAGGACGACAGAAAAAGAAAGGCGAAAGAAACAATTCGCCGCCAGATAGAAGAAAGGAAAAAGAAGCATGGCGAAAGTAAAGATCAACTGGCCGCCCATGAGCATGAAAGCCGAGGGTGAGGATGCCGCAGTTCTGGCCCAGGCAGAGCAGTTCTTGAAGTATGTAAAGGAGGAGCACAAGATCAGCTTTGATGTGCTGCCGACCTTCTTCCGGGACGGCTGCCGCGACCCGGAAGAGGGCGTTGGAGAGCCGGAATGTGTGGGATGCAATGACGACTGCGAGAGTTGCGAAACCTACGAGAAAGCAAATTCGGTAAAGCCTTTGACCGAGCCGGAAGAGGTAGCCCCCGGCGCACAGTGGGATGTTGTTGCAATCTACGACAACGCAGGCATTCCCAGCATCATGCACCGCTTCCGCCGCATGAACGACAAAGACCTGTTCCCCGGCGGAAAGGACAAGCCGCACCCGGCGTTCATCATCGGCGGCGAGGTATACGACGAGATTTACATTTCGGTCTACGAGAACACCATGATTAACGGTAAACCGTACAGCCTGCCCTACATGGAGCCTGTCACCGACATTACCGCGGACAAGTTTGCGGATGCCTGCTTCGCCAAGGGTGAGGGATGGCACTGCATGACGGCGGCGGAGTGGGGCTTGCTGGCCTGTCTTAGCTGGAAGAACGGCACATTGCCGCACGGTAACACCAACTGCGGCAAGTACCACGCCGACCCGACAGAGTGCGGTGTAAACATCAAGGAAAGCAACAAGACACTGACTGGTTCCGGCCCTGCTACCTGGACGCACGACCACACGCCGACGGGTGTACATGACCTGTGCGGCAACGTCTTAGAGATCGTCCGTGGTCTGCGGATCAAGGACGGCGCACTCTGGGCGGCGGAGAACAACGACGCGGCCCTGCCGGAAACCGACCTGACCACCTGCGGCGACGGATGGAAGCCCATCGTGGATAGCAACGGCGACCAGGTTTACGTCGATGCAATGGACGGAATCAAGTTCACCAACGAGAAACCGCAGCATGGACGTGCCAACTTCGAGAGTTGGGAAGATGTGCGGATGGAATGTTGGAGCGACCAGCTTATGGAACTGGGCTTGTTTGCTGGCGAGAAAAAGGCGTGCTGTTCCGTGGATGCAACGGAAGGTGAATACCTTCCGAATCGGGGCGGCAAATGGAGCAATGGCGGCGGCGCTGGCCTGTTCGGCTTAAACCTCAACCATTCCCGCGCGGATTCGGGCTGGAACATCGGGGGCCGTTCCGCTTATTTCAAGAAACGCTGAAAGCTGTTCGCTGGCAAGCTGTGAGCCGAGCGGTAGCGAGGCGGAAAGGAAGAAGCAAATGAACTGCTCAAAACGCAGGCACGACGGCGCGGCATACCGTCGGTGCGATACGCTGGTTTCACTGTACTGCCGACCGTGCAAAGACCGCACAAAGGCACGGCAGACACAGCAGCACAAGAAGAAACGCGGGAGGAAAAAGAAGTGACGATCATTGTTCTGTGCGTGATGCTCATTATCCTGTTCGTCATAGCACTGGCGGTGGCAGCATTTTTCTGCTGGGTGTCCGATACGGCTTTTAGCTGGGGCATCGTCGCCCTGGTTTGGCTCTTCCTGCTGGTGGTAGCCGTCTTTATCGGCGGCGGTGATGGCTGGGAATAACACCCGGCACGGGCTGGGCGACCCGAAACACGCCCGCCCGGTGCTGACTCCGGGGCGCGCCTCCACATCCGAATATAAAACAGAAACCAAAGGAGAACGAACATGAAAACACCTGCAAAAATCAACGCAAGCCGGGACGAATCCGGGAAAATGCTGATCGGTCTGGACGGGACGGGAGCTGGCCTGCTCCTGCTGGCCGGAAGAATTGCATCCGGGGTGCTTGTGACCGTGGCGAGCAACGAAAAGGAACTGGCCGAACTCAAGAATGTTATGCACAAGATGATCGACGAAGACTGCAAGGGAGAATGGCTCGACAAGATCAGCGGCAAGCGCGGTGTGCAGACAGACAACATGACGGAGTTTTTCGCACATCTGCTCATGGGGAAGTTCTAAGAAAGGCGGTGCGGCAATGGCAAGAAAAAAAGCCCAGCCCATCGTTACGGAATACCAGACTCGCAGCCTGCTTGACTTGGCAGAACTTTTCTACTCTGACCCGGCGAACGTAAAGCGGTTAGAGGAATGGCAGAAGAAACAGGAGGGCAAGCGCAATGGCAAACGAAAGGCTGTATGAGGACATGGAGCCGCGGGAAAAATTTGACGCACTGTGGCTGAAAGCAGGACTTCACAAACGGCCCGGTGCGGATGCACTGCTCTACGACTTAGAGAAGCAGGGCTTCTTTGATCTCCCGGCAAGTATTAAGCACCACTCAAACCGTTTCGGCGGCCTAGTAACCCACACCGTCAATGTTGCGGATGCGGCAATGGAACTGTGCGAAACCAACCACGCCTTTAAGGACTGCGACAAGAACGCCGTGCTGGTGGCGGCACTCCTGCACGACATTTGCAAGGTCAACAAGTACCACGAAACTGCATTCCACAAGTACGGTTATGAGGATCGCGGCCTGCTGGGACACGGTGAAGAGAGCGTGATTATGGCACAGCGGTTTATCAAGCTGACCGGGAAAGAAATCATTGCGATTCGCTGGCACATGGGGGCGTACTGCGGCAAGGAAAGCTGGGACACACTCGGAACAGCCTATGACCGCTATCCCGAAGTTCTCTGCCTGCATTTCGCAGACATGATCGCCACCCACTATGATGAACGGTAATGCAAACCCGGCAAGGTACGTTGTGTATCTGCCGGATGGAACAAGAATCACGGGAGATGCTGCACTCCTGCCGGAAGATTTGAACTGCGGGTTTTCGGAGACCGAGATTGCATATATAGCAACTGCCGGACTGGCGGCCTGGGACGCTTGTAAAGGCGGAATCTACTATCGGTACATCTGGCCATGTTGGCGGCTGACAAGAAATTATAACAAGCCGGAACGCTGGGAAATCTGGCAGGACGAACGAGAACATCCGGCCCCGATGGGGCGCGCAAGTTACATCCAAAAAGCGAAAAAGGAGAACCGTTTGGCAAGAAGCGCATACACCAAGACTGCCCCGCAAAAGGGTGCAACAAGAGAAGTACAGTGCGAACACACGTTCAAAATAACCATCCCACGGTGCGCGCCGTGCGGTGGACACGACAAACAGTGCAAGCACTATCGACCGAAGAATAAGTAACCCCCATTTGGCTTATTTTGCAGGGCCGCTACACCCCGCGTCAGTGCGGCGGCCTTTTATGTGACGCAGGGTGGATCAGTTGTTGGTAGCTGCTGATCCGCTGAAAGCGGGGCCGAACCCCGCCTGCGTCGGTTGCGTATAGGAATCATGGAAGCTGGTGCGATTTTCCATAACATTTGCGCACCAACAGGGCGAAAGAGTGCCGTATGGCAGCGTCCCTCCTAACGCGAAAGCTGGTGAAAAACCATGCTGCTCCTAGTCAAGTCGTACCCTGCATGACGGCAACGGAAGCCGAAAGAGGGTGCGCCGCCGCACAAGCGAAGAAGTGCCTTGTCCTACCCGCCCAAGCTAAAGGCGGCAGGCCTTTCCCCCTGCTGGTTAAAGGCAGATAAGGCCGCCCGCCGCCTCTCCGTCTTTTCGATTTTCTCCAGGGAGGCGGCGGTCTTATATGTGGGTGCGCCTATGGCTGACGGCGACGGCGGCGTTTATCTCCCCCAAAACACCGAGATAAAAGTTGGTTCGACTCCAACCGCCCACACAAGAAAAAATAAAACAAAGGAGGTTGATTTCATGCTGTATTCAGAGGCTATCGAACTGCTGGAAGATATGGCAGATGATCGCTTTACGCCCATTACCGAGGCAGAAAGAGAAAAGGTGCGCACGGCAATCCGGCTGGTAGCAAAAATGGCAACGGTTAGAGCCTGCCCGAAGCGCGCACTTCATGCCGCGATTCGCTGGATTGTAGAGAACTGGGAGGCGAAAGAGGCATGACGGAGATTGAAAAGCTCGACGCAATGCTGACGGAGTTGCACGTCAACCATGATTTGCACCGCCGCTTCCCGGAGATGGACAAGGACTTTTCGGGCAAGGACTGGGGCTGGCAGGTCACGGTGAACGACAAAAACTTTGGCGGCAACTGGGATGCCATCTGCGGTTACGGTTCTTACGGATTCAAACAGGGTTTGCTTGAAGTAATGGGCAACATCCGGGACGACAACGGCGTTGAGGGCTGGTTGACCGCAGAGCAGGTCGTGGAAATGGCGAGAAAGGCGGCAGGAAAATGAGAAAGCCTATGCTGCCGACGATTTCTTTTGCCTTGAGCTGTACGGCTCTTGGCCTTGCAATTTTTAACGGTGCAGTTTTGCACACCAGGATTCAGCAGGTAACACAGGAGCGCGACATCTACGCAAGCAGGTTTCAGAACTGGTCTGACCGCGCGATCCGGGACGAAGAAACCATTTCCGCCTTGCAAGATCGGCTTGATTCAATGGCAGACGGCAAGGTTTATCTGGAAGAAGCCGGGACGTTTATGTGTACGGCATACTGCACGGAACAGCGCCAGCACATTTGCGGAGAGGGTCACGGAATCACAGCCAGCGGCCAGCCGATACAGGCTGACGTAACAGTGGCGGCAGACCAGTCAATCTTCCCGTATGGCACGGTTTTGTACATTGAGAGTGTAGGAATCCGCATTGTGCAGGACAAGGGCGCGGGAGTGCAGGGAGCGCACATTGATGTTGCTGTTGATACCCATGAGAACGCGCTGTCGTGGAGCGGGTACGGTGAGCATCGGGTGTGGATCATCCGGGAAGCGGAATGAAAGGAGCGACAATGCAGAAAGTAATTGCGATTGATTTTGACGGGACGCTTTGTGAAAACAAATACCCCGAAATCGGTCTGCCGCGCTGGGGCGTTATCTTCAAGGCTCTGTCCGAGCAGGAAAACGGCGCAGCTCTGATTCTGTGGACGTGCAGGACGGGAAAGGAACTGAACGATGCTGTGGAGGCCTGCGCAAAATGGGGTCTGACGTTCGACGCGGTGAACAAAAACCTGCCGTCGTGGGTTGACACCTGGAACAATGATCCACGCAAGGTTGGAGCCACAGAATACTGGGACGACCGCGCAAAGAGTACAACCGATGCAAAGGACTTTGGCAAACTCGAAAGCAAGGTCAATGGGTACGAAATCGAAACGCGCCCAATCGGAAGCAGCCCATGTAGCTTTGAAACGCGGGTGACACACGAGGACTTCAACAATGGAATGCCTGTGACCGTAAACCACTACAAGAATCTGCACGATGCCGCCAAGGGGCAATTCAACTGGATGAAGAAAGCAGAGGGCGGATTCAATAAGCTGTATGACATCTATGACAACAAGATATATCCAAAAGAAAAACGGTTTCCAGTTAGCTTTGAAGAAAATGCGCCAGTGAAAATTGCGCTAAAATACAGGTGCGTTTACTGCACAACGGAAATAAGCCACAATCAGCGAGGTGGCATCCCGAATGAAAAGCTACCCAAAAAGTGTCCATTCTGTGGAGAAACGATGCTGCTGGAAGATTACCGGGTGGATGTAGAGAAACGCCCGCAGGGAATAAAGCCGATACTGGGAGAGGTGCTGTTTCCTCCGTACATCCAAGATTATTCATACGATTTGTAAGGAGAACAGAAGATGATCTTGCCGGATAAAAAGTATTCCGTGATATACGCTGACCCACCGTGGAGCTACCGCCAGTGCGGAACAGGGCCGAAAAGCCGGGGCAATGCAGCACAGCATTACCACACCATGACGACGGACGACATCTGCGCACTGCCTGTCCACAGCCTAGCGGGGGGGGGGTACGGCGTGCTTCATGTGGGCCACATTCCCACAAATTGCCGACGCTCTGCGAGTTATGGAGGCGTGGGGGTTTGAGTACAAGACCTGCGCCTTTGTCTGGATCAAGAAAAATCGCAAGAGCAACACGAATTTTTGGGGCATGGGAGCGTACACAAGGGCAAACGCAGAAATTTGCCTGCTGGGCGTGACACCCGGATTCAAGGCAGCAGCCCAGATCAAAAACCATGCCGTACATCAAGTGATAGAGTCACCAATTCAAGCACACAGCGCAAAGCCGGATGAAACCCGGCGGCGTATCGTGGAACTGATGGGTGACGTGCCACGGATAGAACTTTTCGCCCGTAACCGCTGCCCCGGATGGGACGCATGGGGCGACGAGATAGGAAGAATCGAATGAAAGAAGGCATAGAACGTAAAGCCTGTCCTGTCTGCGGCGGGCAAATTATCGTATCGGAACACTGGGCGTTCTCTTATGACCGGGTGCTTGGTAAAAGAGGAAAACTCCTGAAGAAAAGGACGAAAGACGTAGGTGGACCGATTGACTGCATGACGGCGTTCTGTCCGTCTTGCAGAGAAGCATGGAACGCAGACGAGTTCGAGATAGACGAGGAAGGACATTTTGTGGACTTCAAACCTGGAAAGGACGAATGACATGAAATGTGATGAATGGTGGCCGTACCTGCCACGATCAGATTCAACCGAACTTCCGCCCGTACATAAACGAATGAGCGAAAGCGAGGAAATATGATTTTCTTCATCATCGGCGTGGTCGCCGCACTGTTTGCGCTGGCAGTGCTGCTCCTGGCAAAAGAATACAAGAACAGCGCAATTATCCCGGCGGTGGTCGCCGTGGTTATGATCGGCATTTCCTGCGTGTCCTACGTCCCTACTGGCTATACGGGCATCGTTACGACCTTTGGCAAAGTCGAGGACGGTACAAAGGACGCAGGTATCGTGTTCAAACAGCCCTGGCAGTCCATCGTGAAGATGGACAACCGGGTGCAGGAAATGAGCATGGATTTATCAGCGTTCTCTTCTGACATTCAGGAGGTCTCAACCAGCGTATCCGTTGGCTACCGTATCAACCAGGCCAACGCCATGACGATTTATAAGTCCGTTGGCAAGAAGTACGAGGACACGCTGATTACTCCCCGCGTGCTGGAAACGGTGAAAGCGGTGGTGGCGCACTACGATGCAAGCAGCCTCATTTCAAACCGGGATGCGGTAGCGGCGCAGATGGATGCAAAACTCCGCGAGGTGCTGACAGAGTACAACATCGACTTGCAGTACATTTCCGTGACGAATTTTGACTTCACCGACACATTCACCGATGCGGTGGAGGCAAAGGTAAAAGCCCAGCAGGAAAAGGAAAAGGCGGAAACAGATGCAGAGAAACGCCGCGTCGAGGCCCAGGCCACGGCGGACGCTGACCTGATTGCCGCAAATGCCGAGGCCGAAAAATCCAAGGTAGCAGCAGATGCGGAGTTGTATGTGGCCGAGAAAAAGGCAGAGGCAAACCGTGCGCTGAATGACAGCCTGAATAGCAATCTTTTGGAGTACTACCGGATCACAAACGTCGATTCCCTCTGGAACGGCGAACTGCCTACATACGTTGGCGGTGACGGCAGCATTCCCATTATCAACGGCATCAACTAAGTTTTTAAGGAGCCGCCCATGCGGCGGCTCCTTTTTATGAGCAAGGGACAGGCCCGCCCCGGTTCAATTCCGGGATTGCCCGCAGAGAAAAATAAGACGAAAGGAGAAAACGATGGAAAGATACAGCATAGCCCTGCACGGAACCGACAGCTACACGAAGCAACCAATGTATCTGCCGTACAAACTCGATGAGGAAAGTGTAAAGGCCGCACTACATGAAGCAAGGATGCGCGCAATGACGTTTTATCCGAGATTCAGAGAGACCGAAAAGCCGGACGTGGAGGTAATCAGAAAATGAGACTTGCAGCTATCGCAAAGAGCATCAAGGCAAGCGGGGTGTGCGGCGTTCACTACGTCGGCCCGCTGCGTGAAGTATGGATTATGACGGCACACGGAATCTACCGCCTGAACGGCTACCCGAAGCCCATTGACCGGGACGAAACAGCTATGATGTTTGGCATCGGCCCTAAGACGATGGAGAATATCGCCTACAACGACTTCACCGACGAGGATGCGACATGGCTTGAGGGATACAACCTGACCGACAGTGTGGAGGGAGAAATCCGGCTGGTGACGATGGACATTGACGTGTCGATTCACGGCCAGGAACTCCGCCTGCTGACGGACGAGCAAAAAAACGTGATCGCCATTGCCGCCGCCGACGATCTGGCCCCATTGCAGGGTGAATTTGCAAATTCTGCGTACATGGCGTTCTATCTGCGGACATCCAGCCAGGGTGAAAAGTACATCGTAGTAAAGGACGGATTTTCTGTCCGGGCAGCGATCATGCAGCCGGATGTGAAAGAGGCCCTGCGGGATTCGCTTCTGGAAGCGTTGACGCTCCTGCGCGTGGAGGGCTTAAAGGACGGCACGGTGGACATAACGCGCCAGTGCTGGCCGACAGGAGGCAACGAGGAAACCGAGGCGGACGATGAAGAGACTTGACGCTATATACAAGTGCCGCCTGTGCGGCAAAGAGTATGTGGAATGCTCAACCAGCGGAGAAAAGAGCAACCAGCGGTTTGTAATGGACATGATGTACCGGGCCGTAAGGCAGAAAAAGCCGGAAGAAGTCATGGAACCGACGCTGTATGAGTGCCATTCCTGCGGCGGCGGAAGCTATGGCGTAGCCGATTTTCTGGGTCTCAAGGTAAAAGACGAGGGGGCAACGGAATGAATATATACGTTGTGCCGGAAATTGACATTGAACGGTTCAAAGAAACAGGGGTCTTTGCTGTACGGCTTCTCAATAACGAGGCTATGGCCCGCAATGGGATTTATCTGGAATCGGACAGAGCGATAGCGTTTGCGGATTTTTTCAAAGATAACATTTTTCCGACAGAAAAATTCGAGGAACTGGTCGAGTGGGGAATAAAGGCGGACGCAGAAAGCGCAAATCTGGTGCGAGCGATTATTCACAGCAGGGTTTGGGAGTACGAACAGAAGCACGCAATGACTATGGATCAGGTGCTTGTGCAGTTCTGCATACGGGAATACCCAAGCATGGATCAGATGCAACAAAAACAAGTAACACTGACATACAGTACGCCGTGTCTGATGAAAGATGACAACCCAAGTTGGAACGACAAAGCATTGCAAATGGAACGGATCAGACAGAGCCAAAAGGCTACAACAGAGGCCGTGAACGCTATGCTCTGGGAAAAACTCAAGGCGCAGGAAAGCATTTGCGCATACCAAGAAAGAGAAATTGACCTTTTGAAGCGCAAAGTCCAGAACGAGCAGGAAAAGGCAGAAACCAGCAAAGCTATTGCAGACCAGAAGATTGCGGTTTTGACACAGCAGCTTGAGAAAAAGAAAAAGCACCGCACATTGGGCGACCGGGTACTTCAAATGATCGGATTCTGGGTCGGAATCATCTACTGGCTGGAAAACATGGACAGATAAACGGAGGAAGAAAGATGAATGTAATCAAAAGTGACGTTCGTAAGCTGGTAAACAAGGAACTGAACGGCGCGAACAAGCGCTTCCGGCCTTTTGCCAGCCCGCACGAGGGCCAGAACGTCGTCCGGGAAGAGCTGGAAGAAGTTGAACAGGCACTTGTGCCGCTGGAACTCCACGTCAAAAAGAGAATGTGGAACGCCGTCAAGGCAAACAAAACAATTTCGCGGGAAGAACTTCAAGAAATCCGTGAAATGGCGGTCGATCTGGCAGTGGAAGCGATTCAGGTAGCCGCAATGGTGAAAAAGTTTGAACACGGCCAGCACCGTGGATGGCCCGGCGGAAAGGAGAACCGGCATGGCACAGAAAAGAAAGTCACCCCCGGCGGATGTGGAAACCGTAACCATAACCATGAGCCGGAAAACGGCGGAAGCAGTAAAGCAAGCGTGTGAAGAATATCTCCGCCTGCGGATGGGACAGTTCGAGGACTTCACGAATGAGGTCTGCTGCTGGGACTATGTGGAGCAGATGGAGAAAGAGTGCCACACTACCGAGGAACGGAAGAAATTCCACCGGGATCACGAGCAGGATTTTTACAAGTGTATGCGACTCCGTGACCGTATGCGAGCGGGGCTGCGCGCGCTCTGGGCGCAGAATGTGCCGACAGCTTCTATCCAGTTCACATTGAAGGAAGCATACCGAGCAGAATCCGTATGGCTGGCGATCCGTTATGCCATGGCATGGCACGACTTCCCGGAGGGCGGGATGTGGAACGACTTCTTCTCCCCGCTCAACCGTTCAGATCAGCCGATGCCGAAAGTGGAACTGAAAGAAAAGGATAGTACGGAATGACGATAACGATATACCCGGACGGTCACTCCATCCAGCAGGGAACGCCGGAAGAGTTGGCGCGGCTTGTGTTCGAGATGCAGGCACTTCAAACCTTACAAAGTTTTAGAAATTTGGTTGAAGCCATCCCGGCGGAAATGGAAAAGCAGCAGAAGCAAAAGAAAGTTGCGGCTACAATCCCGGAAGCACCGAAGAAACGACCGCCCAAGAGAAAGGCAAAAACAGATGGTAAAACCTGAACCGTGGGAAAATTCGATGCTGGATACTATGTGGCACTTCATGGAAATGGGCGGCCTAAAGGCAAACTATCCGGCACTGAAAGAAGCCTGTATGGAAATGCGACAGATGATTATGCAGAAAACGGCAGGTCAGCGCAAAGACCGCCCACAAGATTTGTCGTGGGACAACCTGGAACGGGTAAAGGTAACAATTATCTGTGAAGCAATGGCTCTTGTATTCTCTGGCGAGTATGAGTCGGAGAAGAAAGGAACGGAAGATGAAGAAACTGGTTGATTTTTCAGACCCAGTTCTATCATCGGTGCTGTTTATCCTACTGAAAGACAGGACAACAGGGAAAAATATCATCTGGGCGACAGACCCGCCGCCGGAGCTGGGATGCAAAAGCACGGATGAGATTACGCTTGAACAAGTCCGGGCTTGCCCCCCTGTTCCGCGTGTTATCAAACGGCTGGAAGAACAGAAGCGGCGAACAAGAGCGAAAGCGGAGGTTTTCACCCCATCGTGGGTATGCGACAAGATGATAAATCTCGGAGAAGAAAACGGAGCATTACCTGACAGGAAAAATGAGCCGATAAAATACATCCACTCAACAGTTCTTGAAGTTACCTGCGGGGAAGCACCGTTTCTTGTAAACCGATACGATACGGTTACAGGAAGAAAAATACCAGTCCGGCAAAGAAAAGGCATCTTTGATCGCAAATTAAAATGTGTGAACGAGTGGTTTAGTTATGGTGTTTGGAGATGGCACGACATAGCAGAAGAAGCCTGCACGAAGACATACGGCTATGAGTGGCAGGGAGACAGCTTGCTACTTGCAAGAGCAAATATGCTCCTGACATGGTACGAAAACTACAAGTGGATGTTTGATTCAGAGCCGGACGCAGGCTGGGTTCGTAACATGGCGGCTATCATATCGTGGAACATTTGGCAGATGGATGGCGTAAAAAATACGATTCCGGGAACAGATGTTCCGTGCATAATCAACGACTGGGACACAAATGAAAAACTTTTGTTCCGGGATGTTGGAAAGAAGCCGAAGGAGGCACTAAAATGAGCGCGGCATTATTCAATTTGGACAATGATGGAACGCTTGAAATCATCATATCCAGAGCAAATATCAAAAAGATAACACAAGTGACGGTTGCAGAGCCGGGAAGAAAAACAACAAAGACATTTCAACCGTCCGAACCGGAACCGGAATCAGAGTGGGAATTGAATCCGGCTCGATTGAGTTGCGAACATTTCCGGTGTAAGAAATGTCATTTCATCAACTGCACTGCCACAAAATACTGTGGAGAGTGCGGTTCAAAAATGAAAAATGCAGGCGCAAAACCGGAAGATTTGCCGCTTCCGCCGTTCGATGAAGAAAATATGGAAAAGGATTCTGGATGGAGGGAAGTAAAAACGGATGGAAGAAGATAAAACTTGCTGTACCTGCCGATGGCACGACTCGTTTTCATGGGTATGTTTCAACGGCTTATCTGAACACCGGGCGAATTTTACCGACCCGGAGAACACCTGCCCGGAATGGAAAGAAAGGAAAGATGAAAATGACTAGGGATGGGGTCGAGTATACCTGCGACAAATGCGGCAAGACCATGTTTGCGCCGACGGATATGTGCAGCACCATGAACAGTGTCCGCGAACGCATGACGAGGGACTGGGAAACTGTGACAGACGAACATGGCCGCAAGCGCGACCTTTGCCCGGAGTGCAGCAAGGAATACAAGAAAATCATTGGCGGTTTCCTCAAGAAAAAGTGACCGCCGAAGAACAAGCCTCTTACATTATATATTATACATAGTAGTCCGTCGTTAAATAGCCGCCCTGACGAGGCGGCAAGGGGCTTGTATACGGAAGCTAAGTTAAGGGACACGACGAGAAAGAAGAGCAAAACGATGTACCTACCCCCGGCGGGGAAAGGGAGTGCAGAGGGAAAACGAGGGCGGCGTTCCGGCAGCTTATCGGAATAGAGAGCAAAGGGAACGCGGCCCGGCGTTGTTCCTCTGCATCGTTCCCCTCTTTCGTTTGTGGGTCAAGATAAAGAAAGTTCCATGACGTGAACGGAAGGAGGGACGTAGAGAGTATGGCAGGCGGTTTCAGAGTGCGAGAGCAAAAATTCATCTGCGGCAAAGATTACGCCACGGCTGAAACGATGCAGGTTGACTTTTTCGAGATCACGGAACAGCAGCACAAGGCCAGCACCCGCAAGAAGAAAGAACTTGCCAGCTCCATTGCGAAAGAAGCGTACAATTTACGGCAGTCCGGGCGATACCTGGAACTGCTGATTCAGCGCAACTTCCGCAGAACGGACTACTCCGTTACATACACCTACGACAACGACCGTCTGCCTGCACCCGGCGACATGGAGCGTGTGGATAAGGATTTTTCCGCCGCTATGAAAAAGCTGTACCGTATGTGCGACAAGGCCAGGATCGAACATCCGGGCTGGATCGACGTTGCGGAGTATATGACGTATGTTGATGGACGGTGGATCGGCAGACATCATCACCACATCGTTATGCAGCACACAAAAGGCTTGACCCGCGAAATGATAGAAAAGGCATGGGGCGACCGGGGAATGGCTCGGTGCGAACCGCTGCATTTTGACCACGGCTATGTTGTGGGATTGTCTAAGTACATCGTGAAAAATGTTCGGTGCAAACGGCACTGGCGGCAGAGCCGCGGGCTGAAACCGCCCAAAATGCCGCGCCCGAACGATGGGAAAATGAGCCGCGGCAAACTCAAGGACGTTTGCGAGAATCGTTTGGAAGATTGTGCGTTCTGGGAGAAAATGTACCCCGGCTATACCCTGCACTACTGCGAACCCATCATCACGGGAAACAGCACACGCCATCTGATCGTGCGCCTTTACCGCAAAGAAACCGGGATAAAGAACAGGAGGAATCAACCTTGAGCGTGAGGCTTGAACTTTCCGACCTGCCGCCCCGCATCCGCGCCCAGGCAGAAGCGCAAATCGCGGCCAGAGGTCAGAAAAAAGCGTCTGCCGCGCCGTCAATGGCTGCGGCGGCAAGCATTGCCGAAACCGCAGGCATGGAATTTGACTCCCGCGGCGAGTATAACTACTACATGGGCGTGATCCTGCCGAAAGTACAGCGGGGGCAGATCGTCAACGTGGAAACGCACCGGGCATTTTCCCTGCTCCCGGAAAAGGAATACGGAAACGTGAAACTCCCGGCGGCCAGATACACCGCAGACTTTGTGTTGACCTATGCAGACGGCACAACGGAGGTGGTGGAGGTAAAAAGCAAATTCACCAGGAGGCAGCAGCGGGATTATATTTACCGCCGCCGCTTATTCATCGACCTTGTGGCAGAGCCGCGGGGATGGAAATTTGTCGAACACATCACGCCTGACACATCGGCGGAGATCAAGGCGTGGAAGAAGCTTGCAAAGCAGAAAGGATAAACCATGAAAGCTAGACCGAACGCGGCAGTACAGCGCATGATGGTGCGAAATTCTGTCAGCCGTTGCGCGACATCGAAAATCAGCGCGAAAAAGAATATCATGGATAACAGAAAGGCCACAGACGAGGTACTGCGCTACTGCACCATCATTGCGGCCTTTGATGTGCTGGAATTTGACAAGGACGCGCTTGACCGTTTGACGGCGGCCATGAAAAACCGTGCCGACGTGTACACAACAGAGCGCGCTGTGCTGGGGCAGACCCGCGCGCGGCAGTTACTTAGAGAGCGCACGGAACCGATGCTGGACAGGCCGTTTGTTCTCCCGGCGGGGCAATACCCGCGCAAACAGCATGAAAAAGATGCCCTGGCCGAACGCCGGGATGCTGGCGACCTGACGATCCGCTATTTCGTGGAGGGCTTAAACGAAATGGGCTACGACCGGGCGCAGATCAATGCAGCCGTGGAAGAGGTTCGCAGGAACTATGAGCAGTTCTTGGAATGGGCCGTTGACGGTGAGTATGCGGCGCATACCATGCTTGGCCGCAAGGCGGCGGAGATCATGGGCGGAAGCGTCGAGGTAGCAGCAGAACCGGGCACAGGCCAGATTTTCGGGAAATTCTAACAGAGCAAAACGCGGGAGGGTAAAATGCAGGCAGAAGAAGCGAAAATGATTTTGCGTTACCTGGGCGGGATTGAAGCACAGCTCTATGACGTGAACAGAGAACTTGCAGAGTTGCAGGATCGCTACAACCCCATCAAGGGCATGGACATGGACGGGATGCCGCATGGAACCACTCCGGGCGACAGCACCGCGTCGCTGGCAGTGAAGCTGGCAGACAGCAGCGAGGAATACAAACGCACAGAAAACCGCCTGCTGGTGCGCAGGGGCGTTTTGCTGGCTGACAGGGATAATATTCGTGACCAATTAGACCGCATGAACGGTGATTACAAAATCATTTTGCGCGGGCGGTACGTTTACACGCAAAAATCGTTACAAAGAGGCTGGACGAGTATTGCGGCGGAACTGGGGGTAAAGGAAATCACCGCTCAGCGGAAAGAAAAGGTTGCACTTGCCATTCTCGGCCCGATGCTGGACGAAATGCCAATGGCAGAAGAAATCCTCTTGCGCGCGTATGACGCGCGCGATTAAAAACAGCAGGAAAAACACAAAGGCGGATTCGTGATAGAAAATCTATCAAAATGCCCAGAAACAGCCACAGAGGGCGGCATTAAAATTCGTGCGTCGGGAAAACCTTAAAGGCTATGATGATGCCGGATTTGTGCGCGCGTAAAAGTGGGGACTTCCGCGAGAGCGAAAAGCTCCCTGGAAAAACAACTTGCGAATAGGAACAAAAGAAACTCCCCCGGCGGGTAATTCCGTCGAGGGAGTTTTCGTTATTCGTGTTCGTGAAAAGAGTCTGCGTCAAAAGTAAATACAATTTCCGGCGTTCGTTCTGTGATGATGAAAGTAAACACGCCGGGTGCATCCTTGCGGCCAGACACAATAACATCGTCTGGCGGGAGATCGTGGAGTGTGCAGATGTTCTTCTGCACAGCGGATTCAAGACTGCGCAGGCGTTCGTCCTCCGAAATGATCTGCTCACGCTGGAACGTATCGGATAGGCCTTTCTTCAAAACGGCCTGCAACTCTTCCGGGAGAATGTTCATGCGCGTCGCCACCTTTCGTGCATCCTGACAATGACCTGGGCTTCATCCTCGGCGGCTCCATGCTCCACGGCGTACCGGGCGATTTTGTCCGGCAAGCCAGCGGGAAAACCGTTTGCATCCACCGGGCCGTCATACCCTGCGAGATCGACGACGTGGAGCGTGGGCAAATCGGGCAAAAGCTGGTAATACTGACCGTCAACATAATTCGTGTCGGTGACATGATCCCACCAGGATATTTCACCGTGTTCGTTGCTGGCGGCTTCCATTGCGCTACGGGCCTGCTCTTCGGTCAACCCGTCAAAGGTTAGCCGGGAATCGTCTGCAAACTCGGCAACAATG